TGGTTTCGCTGCGCTTCGGGACAATGCGGCGTTGATCCGCACTTGCGTATCGGTATCGCTACCGATCTCGAATGCTTGCTTAATCGCTGGAAGCCGGCGCACACGCAAATCATCTTTGATTATTCCGGGTCGACGTCAGGCGGCGATCCAATGGCAGGAACACCATGAAATATAATCAACCTTACGGCGCACCGGGTTCCAATGATCCTTATGTTAACGGCAATCCGGCGACTGGCACGCAGGGATCAATTCCGCCGGCGGCGGCAATCGAGTATCCGCAGCGTGAGATCGTGGCGGCGATTTCGGCGGCAGGATTGACACCGGACAATGCCGATCTTGGGCAGCTCCTCAAGGCATTGAAAAATATCGATGTCATAAATGTTTTCAAGACGTCGACGAATACAGGAACTGCTGTTGCGTGGGTGGCAACGATTCCAACGTTGCCAACTATGCCTCCCCCGACTGGAACAGCAATCTGGTTCAAGCCAGGATTTGTTTCTCAGAAAGGAGGAACAACTTTATCAGTTAATGGAAGCTCGTTTGCTCCTGTCAAGCTTGCTGATTTATCTGACGTCACCGTTGGCGACGTTTTGGCAACGGCATGGCTTCAGTTGTTTTTTGATGGCACGCGGTGGATCATTGTCGGTGGAGCAAATCGTTCGCCCGGTCAACTTCCATTACTTCAAGCGCCACAAGACTGGTATGTCAACAACGCGACTGGAAATGATTCAACCTATGATGGGACTTCCCCGACCGTTAGTGGTGTGCACGGTCCGTTCAAGACTATGAATCGGGCTCATCAAGAAACGATAAAATATAACATGAATGGATATAATCAGACGGTTCATGTTGCTGACGGAACATATGTTCAAGATCCAAGCACTTCGGTTTATTTGGGGCCGCAAAATGGTGCCGGTCAAGTCTTTTGGGTCGGCAATATTTCCGCGCCACAGAATGTCTCTGTGTCATCTAGTGGACTTCATGGACTTTGTTTTCATGTTACTGGTGACGGTTATGACATTGGTGGATTTCGATGCACCAGCACGGGGACCGGCGATGGTGGTCACGGAATTTTGGTGAATGGAGGTCGGGCAACCATTCATGATATGAGATGGGGGCCATGTACGAATTCGCATTCTGGCGCTTATGCTGCGGGAACGGCAATTTGGAATTCAGGACTAGACATCATAGAAGCTGGCGGAAACGCGCAATTTCATCTTTATTCCTCCTCTAATGGACATCTTGAGATCTATGGATTGGCGTCGCCTACTGTTACTGCATTGAATGTTCTTGGATCGGTTAATTTCTCAAATGGATTTGTTAATGCTGGCGAACTTGGAATTGCTATTGCTCCGTATTCCAGCATCACTGGATATGGCAATGTTACAGGTTCGAAATTTTCGGCGTCCTTAAATGGCGTCGTTATAAGTGGCAGCGGCGGAGATGTGAACTACTTCCCCGGTAATTCTCCCGGAGTTACTGCCACCGGTGGTCAATACGCTTGAACTTCAATCTGCAACCAAAGGAGACTAAACATGCCTGCTAGTCTAGAAGATCGCGTCCTCGATTTCGGTCTCAACGTGCTCGATGTCGAGTCAAGCTTTGTTTCCATCTGCTCATCCGAACCGACGACGATCGCCATCGCGGCAACCTCGGGTCTGCTCGGTTACAAGAACTGGGGCGTCGGCGCGGCGTTCGGTTCGCCGGCTTCTGGATCGCCGAACGGTCGCCAAGTGTCGAGCGTTGCCATTACCGATGGCACCATTACCACGACCGGAACGGCGAACTGGTGGGCAGCCTATGCTGCCGGCACCTTGCATGCGCACGGCACGTTGGCCGCGGCGCAGGCGGTGACTAGCGGGAATACGTTCAGCTTATCCAGTTTCAACATCAGAATCCCGAACCAGTAAGCATTTGCCGCTGGGCGACGATGAAGCAACAGAACAACAATCGGCGAAAGCGAACAGAATGAAACCAACTGAATACGCCATTGGCGGCGCCGAATTCTCGATTCCAAGCCTCTCGCAGAACGCACCAAATGCTGAGCAATTACGGGCTGAGGTCGCACGGCTGCGCAAGGCGCTCGAGGAAATCGCTTTGGTCGTTCCGCAGGCGGCAGCTCTAGCCAAGGCGGCGCTGAATGGAACCGCATAAGACTGCACGATGCAAGCACGGCATAATGTCGTGGTACAACGAAGATGAATTGGTTGGCTATGCGCTTGATCTCTACGGCGAATACAGCGAAGGCGAGGTCGAGGTCTTTCGCAAGATTCTAAAACCCGGCGACATTGCAATCGATGTCGGTGCCAACATCGGCGCTTTCACTGTGCCGATGGCAAAGCTCGTTGGTGATGGTGGCAAGATCTACGCCTTCGAGGCGAGCGAGAAGAATGCCCTGCTGCTGCGCAAGAATATCGCCGACAATGATCTTGCCAACATCGAGGTGATCGCCAAGGCGGCGAGCGACGGTCCCGGCCCGCTGCGCGTGAGCAGTCAGGACGCCTATCACGCCTATTCGAAATCAGGATTTATCGCCACTGACCTGGATTTCGAAATCGACGCGATGCGCATTGATGACTTGAAGCTGCCGACGTGCAAGTTCATCAAGATTGATACCGACAAACACGAATTACAGGTTATTCGTGGCGCGCGGGAAACGATTCTGCGGTGCCGGCCGATTATATATGTCGAAAATGAAACGGCGGCGATGCATGACGCCATCGTGCCGGAGCTGGTCGATCTCGGCTATCGATTGTATTGGCATCGGCCGTTCCAATTCCATAAGGACAACTACCGCGGCGAGCGCAGAAACTTCTTCGGTCGCCTCGTCTCGCTGATGAACGTCGCCGTTCCTTATGAGATGGGATACGAATTGCCCGGGCTGGACGAGGTCGATGATCTGCGCAACGACGATCTTATGTTCGATCGGGAGATCGCCCGCATGCAAAAGTACGTCGACTTGAATCCGAACGATCTCAATTCACGGATGATGATCGGCTATTACGAAAATCTCATGCAGCGGGAGGACAAGGCGTTCGCAGCACTCGATGAAAACCTGGTGCGCGATCCGAACCATATTCCGACGCACGGCGTCAAGGCGCTGATCAATCTTCAACACGGCAGATGGAAGGAAGGATGGCAAGGATACGAATTGCGCTACAGCAAGCATACGCTCCATCAGTTCGGCGGCGATCGTAAGCACGATTGTCCACGCTGGGACGGGCAGCCGACCGACGAACCGCTGTTGATCTGGACCGAGCAGGGCTACGGCGACAATATCATGTTTTGCCGGTTCATGAAGTTCGTGCTGGAGCGGGCACCGAATGCCTTTCTCGAGGTTCGCCCGGAGCTTTATGAATTGTTCGAATATTCGAACGTCGTACCGAAAGGAAAGCTGTTTCGCGTGGCGCGAACGCTGCCGGAATATCGTCTGCATTGCTCCTTGCCGTCGCTGCCGGCAGTGCTCGGCTGCGACGACGACGAGATGATGAAGGTTGATGGTGCCTATCTCGCCGCCGATCCATTGTTGATCAAGAACTGGCGCGGGCAAGGCAACGTGCGCATGGCGCAGACCGACGATCCAATGCTCGGTGCACATATCGGGATTTGCCTGAAAGGCAGCAAAGCAAGCGAGCGCCATTACACGCGCGATCTACCCGAGCAAGTACTGTTGCCGATCGAACGCAAGTTCGGTCCGTTCTTCCCGCTCAATCAGCAGTTTGAATCGTTCATGCTCTCGGCGGCGGCGATCAAGGCGCTCGATCTGGTGATCACCGTCGACACCTCGGTGGCGCATTTGGCCGGTGCACTCGGCGCGCCGACGTGGCTGTTGCTTTCTTACGATCCGGATTTTCGCTGGGGTATCAAAAGTGATGAAACAATTTGGTATCCGTCCGTGACGATATTCAGGCAACGGAAGTTCCGCGACTGGAAGGGCGTGATGGACGAAGTAGCGGCGGAACTGGAAAAGCGAATAGAAATGTCGGAGGCCGCAGAATGACGATAGGGACCGGTGGTGTAAAGCTTGAAGATCGAGTTCTTGACCTTGGCTTGAACGTTCTCGACACTGAAGCGACACATATCTACGTCAATTCGCAGCAGCCGACGACGTATGCCGAAGCAACGACGACGTATGTTTGCGGCTATAAAAATTTCGGTGCTGGCGCCGGGTTTGGATCGCCTGGAGCATGGACTTCGGGGCGCAAAGTTTCAAGCGTCGCCATCACCGACGGTACGATAACGACGACTGGGACCGTTGCCTGCTGGTCGGCTGTCGATGCTGCTAATTCCAGATTGCATGCTGCCGGCGATCTGACTGGCGGCGGCGCGGTGACTGCGGGACAGACTTTTTCGCTAACGTCGTTCGACGTGCAGATGATGCGAGCGCCGTCGCTTGATTCGGCAACAACGGCATGGATCAGCGCCATCGGTGCGCCAGCTCCATCGTCTGCGCAGCAAACCCGCGTCGACAATTTGATAAAGAATCTGAAGGCGCATGGCTTGTGGACTGTGCTGGATCGACTGTGGTTGTTCGCCGGTGAGAATCAAACCAATCAAGCAACCACGGATATCAAAGGTCTTGCTCTCGGCACGAATCATGGCATGACGCTCGCTAATAATGGATATTTAGGCAACGGTACGAGCAACTATTTTGATACTGGTTTCGCCCCGGCCTCCGGTGGACCTTATAATTATGTTCGCAACGCTGCCACCTACGGCTTCTACGACATGACCAGCAATACGACTCCCAGGGTCCAACAACCGTTTGGCCAGTTCGACGGGACAAGCGGCGGGTCGACCATGAACATGATGGGCGGCACCGGGGCCTATGGCATCAACGATTCAACCAACGGAAGCTACACCTTTGTCGACAGCGTCGGGATCTGGGTCATCTGGCGAACCGGTGCCACTACGGCAGGCATTGATCGCTACTATACCGGCGGTCCATTCAGCTTTACCGAATCACTGGCCAGCATTCCCGTGATTAACTACTCGTTCTTTGTTGGTGCGTTTAACAACACGGGCACTGCGCAGGATTTTTCCACTGATCGTATCGGAGCGGTGTTTGTCGGTGCCTTGACTAGCGCTCAGGGAGCGACGCTGGCTACTGATCTCAACGCCTACATGACCGCGTGTGGTGTGAATGTCTATTGATAGGTGAATTATGACGATAGGCACCGGTGGTGTAAAGCTTGAAGATCGAGTTCTTGACCTTGGCTTGAACGTTCTCGACACTGAAGCGACACATATCTACGTCAATTCGCAGCAGCCGACGACGTATGCCGAAGCAACGACGACGTATGTTCGCGGCTTTAAGAATTTCGGTGCAGGAAATGCTTTTGGTGCTCCGGGTACTTGGACATCAGGCCGCAAGACATCAAGCGTCGCCATCACCGACGGTACGATAACGACGACTGGGACCGTTGCCTGCTGGTCGGCTGTCGATGCTGCTAATTCCAGATTGCATGCTGCCGGCGATCTGACTGGCGGCGGCGCGGTGACTGCGGGACAAGCATTCTCTCTCGGATCGTTTGATGTGCAGATGGCGAAAGCGGCCTCCGCTGCTGCTGGCACCCTCGATCCCGCGCATTCCGGGCCTGACGTGACACTGACTAACGGTTACCTGACTGCCACGATGCCGCTTACCTCCAAGGCAGAATCAGCTCGCTCGATAACGAGCCACACATCGGGAAAATGGTACTTCGAATGGTATGTCAACAATTCCTCAAGCAGCCAGTCGGGCTATGGAGAAATTCCGGGGATCTGCAACAGCGGGTTCGACGTCACGCAGTATTCCTCGAAGGATGTCAATGCCGCCGGCATCCAGGATCAGAACGGCACTATATGGGTCAACGGCGTCCAAGTCGCAAACATATTGGCGCCGGCGGCAACGGCAGGCCAATATGGCGGCATAGCTATCGATCTCACCAATAATAAAATGTGGATCATGGGGTCGAACTGGACTGGTTGGTACGACAATCCTTCCGCTGCGGCTGAGTGGCCGGACAGCAATAGCGGCGGATACAACATCACCCCAATAATCGGGACCTCGATTTTTGCCATTGCCGGTGTCTATGCCGGCGCTACCATCACCCTCAATCTCACCGGTTCGCCAGCATTTCAATTCAATGCAGCCACTTACGGCTGGACCCTGTTTAGCGCGTGGGGATAAGCAATGGCAGTCACGATAGGTACCTATGGGGCATTGGATGACAGTGGTTGGAGTTCGTTCACTCTGCCTGCCGGTGCCGTTATCTGGTATGTTGCCGCCAACGGCAGTGATAGCAACAATGGCCATACCGTCAGTACGCCACTGTTGAATGTAAGTACTGCGGTTGCACAACTTCGGCGTGGTGTTGGCGACTGGGTACTGCTGCGCCGGGGGGATACATTTCCTGAGTCCACCATCTACAACTTACATGCCAGTGGCAGTAACGTAGGTGGCGTCATCTCGCCAATAGTTTTCGGCTCCTATGACCCATCCGTTCCAGGAGTAGTCAATCCTAATACTGTCGGCAAGCGCCCCGTCTGGTTGGTTGGTTCAGGTCAGAATCAGTGGTACCGTGATGGCGGAGGCACTATTATTACAGGTGATGGTGATTACATTGCCTTCGTTGGAATTGACATCTACTACCATACAAGAGACCCGTTTGGTGCCGACTATATAAATCCGGTCAGTGCCGATGGTGGTTTCTATTTCAATTCTGCCATAAGCATGAACTGGCTACTGGTCGAGGATTGTCGTATTTCTTTCGCTGGTCAAGCATTTGGATTTTCGGCTCAGCGAGACACGGTATATAATAACGTCACAGTACGACGCTGTATTTTTTACAATATCTATACCTACCAATTTAATAATCCTAATGCTGCGAGTACGGTTATCAGCGGCGGCAACTGGAATAACCTTTTGTGGGAAGAAAACATATGTTTCAAGACCGGCTGGAACCATGATGTGACGCTTGCCGGTGGTGGATCAAGGGGGTCCACCTATTACGATCACTGTATGTATGTCAGTGCCTATCCACCAGACACCAGCACCGTGTACGGGCCGGAAACATTCAGGGGAGGTATTTATGCTGAGGATGCTACCGGTCCACAGCATCGTGATGTTGGAACGTTGCTATTTAACAATTTTACCGTGCGCTGCACCTTCGGCTGGAGCTGCGGTTCATGTAACCTTGGTCCAATAGAGGTCAGCTATAATGTTTGCACCGAGCAGGTTGATAGAACGCTAACCCCTCCTGATACTACTCAGCCTGATATTCCCATACAGGGGGTAAGTGCCTTTCAGCCGGACAATTTAATCGGTACGATTAATTTTCACAATAATCTTGCTTGTGGCATGCACTTGACGAATCGCCCCACCGTGGGTTTGGCTTGGTTTGGCGGCAACATCTCCAATAACGTTCTCTATAATGTCGGTGATGGCACCGCTTATGGCAGTGGAACCATCCAATGGTCTTCGGGCACCGTTTTCACATTTGATGCTGCACATATTACCTGCACTGGCCCTGCCAATGCCGTTGTAACCCGTTGCGATTTAACCACCACTTCTGGCACTGGCAGCGGCTGCGCAGTACAGTTTACCGTCAACGCCACAGGCAACGGGGTGGCTGCTGGCACGCTTATGTGCTTCACCGGCAATGACGGCTCTGGCAACGACTGGTGGCATGGCGGAGAAGGCTATACTCCTGGCGGTTTTAATGTCGGTTCCCACCTTCACGGCACATTTAGCGGAGGTTCTATCGATCTGTGGGTGCAGACGATCAACAACATGACCGATCCGTCCACAACCAATAACTCGGTGGATAATAACGGAGATACTACTGGCGGCAGTTTTCATTTTCCGATGCATGGATACAACGGGACCATAATGGGTAATTGTACCGTTGCCGCCTATTGCACCGCCAACAGCATCAGCCCGGCAACCACAGCAGGATTTTTAAACGCCGTTACTGGTGGAAATCCTGCCGCAGCGTTTTCAACCTGGGGCCAAGGGCAAACCCGTAGCAACTGGCAGTACAAACTCACCGCTGCAGCAATCAATAAATACTTCCGCCAGGGCTTTAACATGGCCGAGCCTGGCGGCGCTGCCCCCGGCTTCATCGTCGGCGATCAGGTTCTCGACTTCGGTTTGAACAAATTATCGCAAGCCGACAAGGTTCATCTGTGCTCGGCGATGCCCTTGGACTATGCTTCTGTCATCTCAACAAGCCTTGGCAACAAGAATCTCGGCGTCGGTAATGTGTTCGGCGCGATCCAATCCGGTGTCGGGCGCGAGCGGGTGACGGTCGCATTCAGCGGCGGATCGGTCACCGGCACGGGCGCGGCCGGCTATTGGGCCGCAGTCGATAGCATCAACAGCTTGCTGATGGCTGCTGGCAACGTCGCCACGTCTCGCGCCGTTAGCTCGGGGCAGCAATTCTCCATGCCGGCGATTACCGTAGGTCTCAAGCGTTCCTGAATGAACAATGCCGGTCGCAGCAGTTCAAACTCGCTATCGATTTCGCACCGATACGCTGACGGTTGATACGGCATCGCCGACTTGGGGCGCTGCCGAAAATACGACTTATACTCCGCAAATTTCCATACCATTTCGCATTCGCTTCGAGGTCCAGAACACCGGATCGACCTCGACCGGTGCGCAGACCTGGAACCTCTTTCTTTCGCGCAACGCTGGCGCATACTCCCAAATCACAACATCTTCACTGTACGTTCAGTCGTCGTCGGCTGCCTCGACCGATGCCGATGATACTACGCTTGCGACCAGACGTCTTACCGTAGACACCGGCACTTTCACCAATGGCCAATATGACGAGAGCGGCGCTACCGGTTCGATTACGCTCGCTGCCAGCAGCGTCAGCGAATTCGAATTCGGCTTAGTTGTCACCGGCGATTGCGCCAATGGCGACACTTTAGACTTTCGCGTCTATCGCGGCGGCTCGACTGCGCTTAATACCTACACGCAGACGCCGCGCATCACCGTATCCAAGACTACGGTCAGTCCATCGCCGCTGACGGTCGCTTCTCCCGCTTTAGGAACGCCGACTGTCGTCTCCGTTGCTCCGGTTTCCGTGGATCTTGGCTCGCCGGCGCTTGCTAGCTTGCCGACATTTACGGCTTCCGGGGCTGGCGGCGGCACGGTCGTTACGGCATCGCCGTTAACTGTTTCTTCGCCTTCGCTGGGAACACCGACAGCGGCGATTGCCCTGTCGTCTGCTGCGTTCTCGTCAGTTTCCCCGTCGCTTGCTGCCTCGCCACCCTTCGCTGCTTTTTTATTAGTCGTTGCAAATCCACTTACTGTTTCTTCGCCTGTCCTCGGTTCTCCGACCGTTATGTCAACGGCGGCTGTCAATATTGCCGTTGCTTCTCCAAGTCTCTCCAGCATTCCACCTTTTGCGATATCTGCCGGCGCTTCGCTGACGGCGATGTCGATTGCGGTTGCTTCTCCGGTTCTCGGAACACCGGCGCTTACTATTTCACTGGCGGCGACTTCCATTGCCACTGCATCGCCGGTCATTGGAACGCCGGTAGCTTCCATCTCGCTAACGCCGGCGGCCCTGACGACCGCGTCGCCGGTATTCGGCACGCCGACGCTTACCCAATTCCAGGTTCTCTCGGCCACGATGCTGACCGTCGCCTCGCCGGCGATCGGCGTTCCCTCTCTCAATCAAAAGCATGCACTTACCGCTACGGCGGTGACGGTTGCTTCGCCCGTCTTGGGCACGCCGACATTAGCTCAAGTCCATACGCTGACAGCGTCGGCCTTAACCGTTGCTTCTCCTGTCTTGGGTACACCGGTTCTGACCGGTGCCGGACAGCTCGCCGCGATCCCGCTGATCGTAGGCTCGCCCGCGCTCGGTACTTCAGCTATTACCCAGGCGCAAGTTCTTTCGCCTTCCTCGTTGACGGTAACTTCGCCGGCGATCGGCGTTCCGTCCATCGCTCAGAATTTTATTCTGTCGACTGCGTCGCTGACCGTCGCCTCGCCGGCGATTGCTACCGCTTCTCTGAGTCAAGCACAGGTCCTGTCTGCTAGTGCGTTGACTGTGGCCTCGCCGGTTCTTGGTGCGCCGCTCGTCGTAGGCACTGGAACGCTTGCCGCCGTTCCTCTTACCGTTGCCTCGCCGGCAATCGGTGCTCCATCTGTTCAATCGATCGCCGCTGCATCGCTGATCGTCAGTTCGCCGATTATCGGTACTCCTGCCGTCGTAGGATTGGGCGCTGTCGTCGCTGTTCCTTTGACAGTTTCGTCTCCTGTTCTCGGAACGCCGACCCTCGCTCAGAAGCAAGTCTTATCGGCAACGTCGCTGACTGTTGCTTCGCCGGCAATCGGCACCGCGACGTTCAGTCAAGTTCATGCTGTTCTGCCATCATCGCTGAACGTTGCCGCATTGACGATCGGCTCTCCGACGCTGGTCGGTCTAGCTTCGATCTCGCCTGTCGGAATTACCACGGCGAGCCCGGTTATCGGTGTTCCGGCAATTGCCCAAAATCAGCAGCTCACGGCGTCTGGTTTTGCGATAGCTTCACCGCAGTTCACGCTTCCGGTGATGACCGGGCAAGGTCAGTTAGCTGCCGTGCCTTTGGTCGCAGGATCTCCGGTTATAGGCAGCCCGGTTCTTGCCCAGAAGCAGGTTTTTGCAGCTGTAAACATCGCGGTTGCCTCGCCTGTCTTGGGCGCTCCCGTCGCCGGCGTCATTCATCCGACCTTCGGCACGAGCCTGACCGTCGCCTCGCCGGTGCTCGGCACGCCGGCCGTAGTCATGCTCACCGGCATGCCGGCGGCATCGCAGCTTAACGTAGCATCTCCGGCGATCGGCGTGCCTGCCATCAATCAGGTCCAGGCATTCGTTCCGCCAAATCTTACGATGCAAAGTCCTGGCATCGGCGTTCCGGCAATTTCCGCGCAGATGCAATCGCTGACCGCGATCGGCATCGCGGTCGCATCGCCTATCTTCACGCCAACCCTGTTGGTCGGGCAGGGGCAACTCGCGGCAATTCCTTTGAATGCTGGGTCGCCAGTTCTCGGCGCGCCGCAGTTGGAGCAGAGACAGACCGTCACGGTGCCCGACATGGTCGTCGGTCGTCCGTTCATTCAGTCGATGGCATTAGTGCAAAAACATCAGCTTCTTTCCATCGGATTGATAATTTCCTCACCGCAGCTCGGTCGTCCTAATACGCAGGGGATCGGAAACATCGAGCTGTCCGCCGGCAATCTGATCGTTCTGCCGCCGGATGTCGGCGTCACTCTGGTGCCCGATCTCATTACCGACGATGACAGGCGTATGGCACATTATTTCATCGAGCCGCAGTCAGCGCCGGACAATTTTGTCGGCGGTAGGACGCCGACGTACCCTATGAGAATTGACTGATGCCGGTCACGGCCGTTCAGACCAGATACAGGTTTCGCAGCGACACCACGACGGTTGACGCTGCGCCGACTTGGGCGGCAGCCGAAAACGTCACCTATAATCCCGGCATAAACAATAAGTTCCGTCTGCGCTTCGAGGTGCAAAACACCGGCAACACCTCGACCGGAGCGCAGAACTGGAATTTGTTTTATTCCCGGAATGCCGGTGCCTATTCGCAGATCTCCATTTCTTCGTCGTTCGTGCAATCCGCTGCCGCTTCCGTCGACGCCGATAACACGGCGTTGACCGTGCGACGCTTGACGGTCGATGCCGGAACGTTCGTCAATGGCCAGTATGACTCGACCGGCGCGACCGGGACGATCGCGCTCACCGGGACGAGTGTCAGCGAATTTGAATTCGGCCTCGTCCTATCTGGTAATTACGTCAGTGGCGACACCGTCGATTTCCGCATATATCGCGGCGTGTCGACCGCGCTGAATACATATACGCAGACGCCGCGCATCAACATTACCGTCACGGTTCTCGGCGCAAGTCCTATTACTGTCGGCTCGCCCATCTTGGGCGCTCCGTCATTGCCGCAAGCTTATAATCTGGCTACCGGCGATTTGACCGCGTTGTCTCCAAACTTGCCTGCGGTGCCGGCATTCACCGCATTTGTCCCAACTGGCTATAATATTAACGCAAGCAGTCTGGCTGTCGCTTCGCCGAATCTGGCATCGGCGCCGCCTTTCTCTGTCTCGGGCGCCGGTGGTGGCATCAATCTCGGCACGCCACCTGCATTCGCTGATAGTTCGCCTTATTACACCACGCCCGACTTCGGCATTGTTACCGGTAGCGTGTCCGTAACTGCATCTAGTATGGCAGTATCGTCGCCGGTATTGGGCAATCCGGTCGTTTCAAGATACGCATTGACTTCAGCTGGATTCGTCGACGGATCTCCCAGTCTTGTGCTGCCGACATTCTCCGCGTTTGGAGGACCGGTGACGCTCACCGGTGGATCGTTCGTTGACGGCTCGCCGTACTCCACGACGCCGGATTTCAGCATCGGAATTGGAGCCAACGATCTTAACGTTACCTCGCCTATCTTTGGCGTGCCGACGTTCTCGCAGAGACAAGCATTTTCTTCCACTGTCTTCGCAGTAGCGAGTCCGTCGCTCGGCGCTCCGACGATAAAGCAGGCTCAAGTCATATCGCCATCGTCGATGGCTATTGGCTCGCCGCTGTTCGGTGTGCCAGCCATTGCTATCACTCCGGCGATCGTCGCTGCTCCGCTCGCGGTCGGTTCATTGTCTATCGGCGTCCCGACATTAACGCAAATACAAGTGCTGAGTGGAACTGGAATTATTGTCGCGTCTCCGGTCATCGGCAGTCCGACTGCGGCGGTCAAAGTCCTGCTTACCGCAACCAATATGACTCTCGGGAGCCCGCCGCTCGGTTCTCCGACGTTGTCTCAAATGCATCTGTTGTCGCCGTTATCGCTTGCGACAGGTTCTCCGCAGTTCAGCGCTGCAGTGATGACGTTCAGCGGACAAGTAACTGCCGTTCCGCTTACTGTCGGCTCTCCGATCATCGGCGTGCCTATCATCGCACAGAAGCAGGTCATCGCCGCCGCTTCTCTTGCCGTGGCATCGCCGACTATCTCGGCAGCAGCAGCGTCGAGCCTGTACACCTTCGCTGCTAGTCCATTGATGACGTCAAGCCCAACGTTTGGGATTCCATCGATCAATCAAAACTATCATTTCTTGACTACGTTGACCGTTGGATCGCCGGTGCTGGCGACGCCGCCGATCTCGCAATATCAAAGGCTGGTCGCAACCGCTCTGGCGACGTTATCACCGGTGATGGGCGTGCCTTCGACAGTCGCCACGCTTTCGTTCACCTCAGTTGGTCTTACTATTGCCTCGCCGATTATTGGAGCAGCGAATTTAAACCAACAGCTTGCTTTAACCGCCGTCAATATAACAACGGCTTCGCTGTTCTTCGGTCCGGCTGCGGTGGCCTTGGTTGGTCAAATCGTTGCCGTGCCAGTTCCGGTATTGAATGGATCGCCGGTCTTCGGTACACCGACGATCCTCCAGAGCCAAGTTCTTTCTGCGTTGCCTCTCGTTATCGGATCTCCGCAATTCACTGGTCCGATTATCGGTAACGTAGCAGCTAGCTCTAATTTGACGGTCGCATCGCCGGTTCTCGGCGCGCCAAGTCTTGTCATGCTAACCGGGTTCCCGTTGGCGCAAGATATCAGCGTTGGTTCTCCTGTTATCGGCATGCCATCGATCGTTTCGCAGTTGCACGTACTCTCGGCCGGGGATTTTACGATTAGCAGGCCGTTCATCGACGTTCCAGGAATTATAGGGCAATTACAATTCTTAACGGCCGCCGGTTTGACGGTCGCGTCTCCGGTCTTCGGTCCGACCGTCGCTGTCGGTCAAGGCCAGGTTGGAGCCGTTCCTTTGATTACAGGATCGCCGGTTATCGGCGCTGCCGCCGTTGGTCAGATCCAGCACGTGACCGCATGGAACGGCGAATTGGCAACGGGGCGCCCATATCTCGAGCCGCCGATACTTACGCAGTTGAACAAGCTCAACGGCGTTGACTTCATAACCAGCGCGGCACAATGCGGTATCCCGAGCTGCGGCGAGATCATCAATGATTACTTGACGGCGCAAAATCTCACCGTCGTATCGCCCGACATTGCTCCGCTGGTGCCAGATCTCGTCACCGACGACAATCGCCTCTTGGCGGATTATTTTGTCGGCAATCAGGCCGCGCCCGACACTCTGACTGGTCAAGCTTTCAACACGGATACCATCATATGAGCGGACCGACGACGCACCCCAATCTGATCTATTACGTTGGCGACACGATCCTCATCGACGTGACCGTAACCGACGCTCGCGGCAACGTGCTGCAGCTGGTGGACATCGACGTGAAGTGGACCTTGAACGATCCGAACGGAGTGAACGTCGCCATCTGCACGGTCGGCAACGGCATCGTTATCACGGATGTCAACGGCGGCAAGATCGAGATCACCGTGCCGGCGTCGACGACGATCACCTATGCGCCTGGCTGGTATCAGGATCAATTGCGTATCAAGACGCTGTCCGATGGCTACGTGGTCACGCAGATGGTCGGGCTGATCAACATGAAACCATCACTTCAGGGAGCCAATCCGATGGCATTAATAAGCGAATGAGCTTACCAGAGCATGGCGCCAAGGTAGCGGTATCGACTATCGATGCCCTGAAGGCGCAGCCGCTGTCCTTGGCTCTAGTTGTCATGAACGTGGTTTTCATTCTATTCACCGCATGGTTGGCATACACGATTAATCAGAGAACAGAGAGTCAGTATCGGGTGAAGGACGAGCAGACCGCGCTGCTGCTGACTAAACTTGATCAGATAGCCGACGTTCGCGCGGAGGTTCGCGGGATCGGCGAGCGAGTGGCGGCGAACTCTGTCTTAGCCAAGAGTATCGGTGACATGATCGAGCGTCTTAATAAGATGGAGGAAGATCATGAACGCAGATTGCGCGATCTGGAAAGAGGACCGCAAAAATAATGTGGCTCGTGGCATTGCATTTGATCCAGTTTACTTCGCCAGACGGACATCGTGTCGGCATAAATCCAAACGATATCGTAATCATCCGAGATCCAATTCAAGCCGAAGGACATGTTGCACGCGGCACCAGGTGCCTGATCGCTACCTCAGATGGTAGAGTGACTGCCGTAACTGAAACTTGTGAAATGGTACGCGATCTGTTAGAGAAAGAACGATAATCATGGTACGAATTGCATTTTCTACCGGCCATGGTCTCAAGGTGCGCGGCGCGAGCTGCGATCAATCTTGGGGTTTGGATGAAGTCGATGAGGCTCGACGCATCGTCCCAGAAGTTACAAAACATTTACTCCAGCTTGGCCATGAAGTTGTAACATTCAACGACGACGTATCGACAACACAAAATGAGAACCTTAATCGTATCGTCGATTGGCACAACGCGCAAAGGCGCGATCTTGACATCTCCTGCCATCTGAACGCCTACATGGAAACGCACGAAGGCATGGGTTGCGAGGTGGAATATTTAACGCAGCAGGATCTGGCTGAGCGAGTATCGGCCGCGATCTCGAATTCGTCCGGTCTCATAAACCGAGGAGCGCGCAAGCGCACGGATTTGTTCTTCCTGAACCACACTGATCAGCCGGCAATCTTGCTGGAGGTCTGCTTCGTAGACAGCAAGACCGACGCCGATCTTTATCGAAGAAATTTTATGCCGATCTGTCGTGCCATAGCAATAGTCGGCAATCGTGGACGACCTGAATTTTATCTTTGGAAAGGAATGGTTAGTTGGTTTGGTGGTCCGGAAGATGATGGTGTAGGACCCAATGAAGATTTAGCATTTATCTATGAAGTCGAAGACGCACCACATCTATTTCTAGAAAAGCAACCGCCAGGGACAACAGGACTTGCTCGTAGATTAGATCCAGAGCAGGATTACATCGCGATGCGTTGGGACTATGATAAAACGCCGAGGGATGCTTTGCTTACCAACGTTGCGCTAGTGCGGGCGATAAAGACAGGACGAGAATTTGAAGCCTTTCCGGCCGACTGGGGCCCACATGCGGATACCGGTCGCATCGCCGACATCTCTCCAGGTTTGATGGAGAAGCTCGACATCGAAACGGACGACGAGGTCGAGGTAATATTTCCGTTCGTCCAGAAAAGTCTGAAGGAGTAAAACTTATGGGTACCGTGCCTGTTACTATAGATGGCGTGTTTCTGCCGAAAACGAAGACCGCTACTGATGTGCCAAAGCCGGGTGTGTTCGTGGGACAGCTTAGCATCACTGGTCTTGGTGTTGGCGGTGGACCCGTCATTCCTCCAGATGCGCCTCCTGTTCCTCCGGGGCAGCCTGGATCACCGACATTCCCGATCTGGGGACCACCGGGCATTGATTTTCCTGACGTGCCTGGTTATCCGCCGGTTGCCGGGCACCCGCTGCCGCCAATTCCAGATCCGCCGCCGGACATGGAAAAGCCTCCACTATTCGTTCCGATCTGGCATCCTGATTTTGGCTGGATCGTGCTGCCGGCGTTTCCCATTCCGACGCCGTCCAAACGTCGCTAGGGAACGATCGATAGCGAATGACAAAACTTCCTAAACAAAGAAAAAAACCGGATAAGCCGCCAGGCAAACCTGACGGCCCACCTGGCCAGCAACCGCCGCAGTCAGGGATGGATTCTCTGACTGCGCAATCTTTGACGGTCGGATCGCCTTACTGCACGGTTCCTGATTTTCAAATTGATGAGAGCGTTCCGCCCGAGATCCCGCCGGATACGGGCATTGTCGCACTTATAGCATCGCCGCTCGATTGCGGGCCAGCGACGCTCAAGCTATCGGCATTTGCCATCTCCGGCGGCCCGGCAGACGTCGATGCGGCGGCGCTTGTTACGGCGCCGCCGTATCATTCGACCCCGGATTTTGGCGCCACTCGATCGCGGACTTGGTTTGGTTCATATCGACAATGAACGCGGCCGGGACGTGCTCGATCCAGACCTTGATCGTGGTCTGAATAATTGTTTCTAGGCGCACCTTGTCGGCGACTGCATGATCGCGTTCGCTGACCGCTGATTGTACGCGGTTCTCCCACATCGTTATCATTTCCTGGAGGCTGCCGACCTGGGTTTTGAGGCGGGCGATCTCGTTTTGCGCCTCCGTCAATTGCTTAGTTGTCACATCGAGTTCATGGGCAGTCTTTTGAAAAGCTGCATTTCCATATTCGATTGCCTTGAGTCGATGCTCTGGCAGATCCGGCTGCTGCGGGCCATTACGCGGTACACGATTGATTTCCACCATACTCATACGCTTCTCCTACTGTTTGAACACTTCGCCTACTCTTTCCGACCACGGCGCGAATGGGCGCGGCCACGTCGCTTGCGAGCCCGCTTGCGCGTCGAGGATGTTGAATTCAGTTTCGGGGACAACAACGATATGAGGATCGCCTTCGTCACGATGCCACCTACGGTCAGAGTTGTTTGTCCAACAGTGCCGAGGCGTATGCCAAGTAAGATGCTCATATGGCCAATTAGCTCGCGCTTCTTTGAGGGTTAAACATTCGGATTTTGCCTCGCTTTTCAATGTCAGGAACAAGGCCAGGCAATTGGCGGAGAGGGCAGCTGTCAGCAATACCGATACGATCCATCTGCTTAGCATCACGCATATCCCATCGCGGGCCTCTCCAAGATTTAAAGGGCCGAGATTTTGCCCGGCCCTTTGACTTTGTTCAGGCTGCTTTGCGACGGCGACTTAGGCCGATCAAGCCCAAGAGGCCACTGCCGAATAGCCAAATCGCCGCAGGGATCGGCGTGACAAGCAGCGCGGAACTACTGGCGGTAGCCACGACCGTATTGTCTGCTTCGATCAGGAACGCAGCGATGATCGTGCCCAGTGGCAGCAACGCCTGTAACGTAAACAGGTCATTAGGCACACAGCATTGCCCGCTCATATTACTGATGGCACCGGCGTTGAGCGTATAGTCGAGGTAGCCGGTCGCCGTTGCATCGAACAGCTTTGTCGCCGGTAGGAATGCATCGATCGGATTGACCGGTTGCCCAGCGTTGAAAGGCGCACCAAGGTAATTCTCAAGTGTGCCGCTTGTCCAAGGTGTAACGCTGAACAGCACCGCTGTCCCGGTGGCAAAGCCCGTGACCGATGGGATTACCTGCGTGCTGTTGCTTGGCTCGAGAAAATCCAAGAACAGCGTGCCGGAAAGACCTGCCGGTGATGAGTTGAAGCCGAACGTTAACGTGCCCGGCGGCATGCCGATGACGCCGCCTAACGGTGCGCAGCCGACGCAGAAACCATGGAGCGGATCGCCCGTGGTGTCGGCCTTCGCGGCTATCGTGGCAATTAGCATCGTCGCCGCGATCAATGCTGCCTTCAGTGCTTTCATTTTAGATCCTTTCTTTCAGGGATGTGGATGCGTTCCTATCCCGGACGAGCGTTTCTTGTATGGGCGGATATTTATAAGCACGCCGCCCTCGTGCTTTTTCAATGACGCCTCGATGGAGCGCGTGAACGTCATTGAAATACTTTTTTTACTTTATTGCGCAGTGCGTTTCCTTTTCGAATGGTTGTCATCTGAACGACGTCATCGTAATTTGCTGTAATTTCCCTCGCTAGATATCCAGCACACATCAACCGAGTGATGACTTTCGTTTGATCAAATGGGTCCACGTCGTGATCGATAAGGCATTTCACCATTGCGCGAACTAGAAAAGGATCTCTCATGGAAGCTCCATGTATTTGTGTAATTGCAATCCTGCAAAGCATCCATAGCGCATTGCGAGTTCTCCAACGAGTTTTCTGTTGGCTGCATTTTTTGCTTCGTTATATTGATCCATTGGACTGAGATAGATTAGAGCATCAGGTCGTGGTTCTGCTAAGCGTGCAGGTTTAGCACCAGGTTGCGTAGCAGTGATCGGAATAAAGTGTTCAAACTGCATTTCACTGCTGATGACATATTTAAAAGCCTTTGCATACTTGTAGACCTTAGGATGAATGGTCTTAGTTTTTGGTGAACATACAATTTCAGCGTAATGCTCAAGATTCTCAATCCAGGCCATACCCGCCGTTTCGATCTGCACTTTGAACTCTAACTGCCGTAGTCGCCTGCACAAGTAAATAATATTCTGATTGGTTGGCTCGCCACCAGTAATAACAATAAGTGTCGCGCGTCCCTGGATCTTTAGCACTCTGGAAACTATTTCATGCAACGTCATTGTCGGATCATCATCATTGTCGAAATCGGTATCGCAAAAGGTGCAGCGCAGCGGGCATCCGTGTAGACGAATAAAGACAGCCGGTTGACCGGCATAGGGTCCTTCGCCCTGAATAGTATAGAATGGATTGCCGCGCACGAGTCGCAGCGATTGTCCATTGTTAAGGTTTTGTTTAACGATGCGATTATCGCCGAACATCACATTCTCCTTCCCACCACATAGCCGCTAACGTTCTGCCCCTTAAATGGCGCAGGTTTCGGCCATGCATCGGGTGCCCAATAGTCGGCGACCTTGAGTACAGGCAGCAGGAATTTCGCGCCCCATGCCGAGGCTATGGAGCCTTGCGGTATGGCGCAATCAGCGATGCTGAAGACTAGAGCTTGGCCGAACTTGCTTTCGATTCGGTTGCGAAAAATCAATAATGTATCTTCAGCAAGTTCGGCTACCTGCTGAAACGCTTTGCGAAATTCGTCGGTTACCGGTTGCGTGGGATTTTCGTGTATCGATTGACGAATCATGGTAGCTGCTTTCTCGGGAAACTTGCCAACTGTTAATTGGCTGCGCATCCAGGCGCCTGAATTCCAGCCGAAAGCTACGTAATGATCACTCCAGGCCCAATGCGATAGATTAGCCGTGCGGCTAAGCACAAAGTCGATGGCCCAGATTGGCAACAGCGCTTGAATGTTTTTCAATGACGTACATTGCACGCCGGCAATTGCAATATTATTACTGGCATAAGCCCAACCGGGCTCCAGCGCTACGCATTGAGCCCAAGCCTGCGTTGCATTTTCACTTAGAAATGGGCGTAGCTTACGCAACGCTTCAATTAGATCATCGGGAATCAATTCCCATTGCGCTTTTTCAATGCCAGGATAATCCCAATCTGTCGCTGGGCGTGTTTGGATGCTGCTACGAAAGGCTTCAGTTCGAATTTTAATTTTCTTATCTTCGACAATGATTTTTGGTTCTTCATCCATTCGCGCTAATACTTTTTCAAATTCTTTGCCTGGAACTAAAAACTCGCCATCATGCGGCCAAGGATATGAAGCCGTGAGACGGCCGTTGGTAGCTTTGATTGAACCATCTTTAACCAAATAATAGGTCATCCCAATTACGAGATCCTTGGTGTCGAGCGCATCGTTGAGCCAGTGAATTGCTTCTTGCATTAGTCGAAGAGCCTTATTTGATTGTCGATGAACTTATCGGTATGAATGACTTCAAGACCTTGATAGGTAGCAGCATTAACAAGGTGTCGAAAGCTGTAATGCGCAGCGCATTGCTGCGCCGTTACGCCATTTGCTGATAGCCATTTATCGACTCGAATTTTTTGATCGTCGACAAGTCGATTGTAATGCCAACCATTGAATTCCCGTTGCGAGGGGCTATCTTCACTGAAAACAACTTTATAAAGTTTGTCCTCTTCACGGCTACCTTGGTCATAAAATACGCAGCCGCCAAAGATTCCCGCCATTGCCCATGATGCGCTATCGATGCTAAACCAGGGATAACGCGCCATGAGCACAAAGTCTGTCAATCCGAATCCATGCACATCGCAGCGCGGTGTTCCGTCTTCGTACGTCAGATGCTTGCTCCATATTCGATCAAGCCACTCTTGTAGCACGTTGCGGCTAGCGCCAACCAATCCGCCGAGTGCGATAAACGGGTAACCTTCGTCCAGCATTTTATGGAGATATTTTATATCATCATTAAAATGAAAAACCGGAAACACGTTACAACCAAGTGATTTAAGCGCTTTGAGGTTTGCCCATGACTTAGGACCGGTATCGCCAATATCATCTAAGTTTGCTATCAGCGTAAAGTGTTTGCCATGCTGCCGAATAAATGCAGCGTAGCGATCAACTTCGATTGTTTTCTGCTGCGTAAAAGCACTGAATGCGCCTGAGTCGAGAAACAGATCCATCTTGCAATCGATCGACAGTAGCACTTCCTTGCTGAGTCTGTTACCTATTGAATAGCCATGGAAGAAATAACTGAAAAGTCGACGCTTAATAACACGACTAAGAGCGCCCACTTGCCAACCACTCACTTCTTTCGACCAACCGGCGTCTTTGGCCATAGGTGTTTCTCCTGCCAAATAGCATTTCATCGATGCCTCGCTCTGACATTGAATTGTCGAGTAGCTTTATCTCGACATATTCTGCACATTCGTTGGTGTAATTTACCATTTTTATAGTAAAGATAAAGATTGTCTCCACTAAGTGGATGCTTCTTTTCGGTGCGCGTCTTCAAGTCGCACAGGAAGATGTCAAGGTTGCGCATTCCTTTGCTTGTGTTGCAGGGGCTGCAAGCCCAAGCCAGATTGTCAGGATTATTGGAGCCGCCTTTTGATACGGGAATGATGTGGTCGAGCGAGCGCGTTGTTAGCGTGAGTTTAGTTTTGCAGTAGGCGCAGCAGCTATTCTGCTTTTGCCAGAGCGTTTTGAGGTCATCTACTGTATGTGATCCGCCGTTGCCTTTTTTACGAGCACGGCGGGTGTGATAATACATTCTTGCTCTTTCAGGATTAGCTTTTTCAAGGGCGCGATGAAGAGCATTGACGCGTTTTCGATTAGCCTCAAGCCAGATGCGCTTACGCACTCGTTCGCGTTCGCAATTAGCCGCAAACCAGGTGCGCTGTTGAGCATAAACGCGCTTGTAATTAGCTTCCCGCCAGGCTCGCTGGGTAGCATTATATTTTTCTAAATTGGCTAGGTACCAGGCACGCTCATAAGCACGTTGACAAACTAAACAATGCCTATTTATCACCTGCCGCTCAGCCACATGACCGCGCTTGCACGCTCTGCCAGTAAAATAGCGCTTCAACCCCCGCGCTCTTGCTTCATCGCGGCTGATAATCGCCGGAGCTAGTATCTGTCTCTGAGATCCGTTAAACGGGGACTGTTGCATAGTTCTGCGCATTAGACGACTCCCCGCACGCCTTGGCTTGCAGCGCTTACAAAGGATAGAAACTCAGCACGAGTTTCTGGTTCCTCGCGCACTACACCGCGCAGCGCTGAGGTTGTGGTAATGGTGCCAATGCGATGAATGCCGCGTGATTCCATGCACAGATGACGACCTTGCAGCACAACGCCGGCACCAAGCGGCTTGATATGTTCCATAAGCGAATCGGCAACTTGGCGCGCAATGCGTTCCTGCACTTGTAAACGCCGAGTAAAGATTTCCAACAATCGTGTAAGCTTACTCAACCCAACAATACGACCATCAGGAACATAGCCAATATGCGCTACGCCGAAAAATGGTGCCATATGATGTTCGCAATGACTATAAAACGGAATAGCTCCTTGAAAAACAAATTCTTTGTAATGTTCGGCACCATCCTCAAATGATTTCAGCACATCGGCTGGATCTTGCTTGTAGCCGGCAGCCCATTCTTTCCATGCTTGTTCAACACGCGCTGGCGTGCCCTTCAAGCCTTCACGGTCGGGATTTTCGCCGAGTGCCGAAAGCAGATCATGGATAAGAAATGCGATCATCTAATCTCTCGAGTGCTTGGATGGCGTTTGGCAGCGAAACGAAAAACCCATCAACATGAGCAATAAGCCACGGGCTGCGCTTTTCAGGTGCCTCGAATGCTAATATTGGAATTGTAAGAAGATGCGCCATGCGAATTTCCATAGCGGTGCCCCAACTCGGTTTGTCGACCTTTGCTAGCATTGCGTGACACTTGCAGATCAGATCGATATCGAGTTGAACCAATTCCTGGATCGTGTAGTAATCGCACTCATGCTTAGTCGGATCGATAGCTTTCCAATCGCTCGGCATCAAATTGGCAGCTTGCTGCCGCCAAGTCGTAGGATCTGGTTCATCCTGTATTGCACCGGCGAGATAGACGTATTTCATGGTAATGTCACCGTTGCAGGGGCCTTTACATCGGCCCAGCAGTCGATTGTTTCGTAGACCCGTACTGCGCTCACCCCATTGCTTGAAAGCCGCTCTAGGAACCAGGCAGCGATATTTTCGGCGGTTGGATTATTCAATCCAACAATATCGTTAAGCACGCGATGATCGATTCGGTCGATGATCGGCTGTACAATTTTATCAAGATCCCAAAAGTCGATAATGAAACCGGTTTTCAAATCGACCGATCCCGATACGGTGATCTCGATAACGTAATTGTGTCCGTGCAAACGATGACACTTGTGTTCTTCGGGTACTCCTGGCAACCAGTGCCCAGACTCGAAATGATAACGGCGGGTGATGGTTGTCATAGCCCCGAAGCCTTATCGGTGAGTTTTTTAATCATCATAAAGTTCGTACCGTTTTCGCGGATGTTCGTTTCGTGCCCGCACTCCTCGCAAATACCCGACGTGAAGAAGGTATTCGCTTGTGCCATAGTTTGCTTGGCACCACACTTGGCGCAGAGGAACTGCTGATGAATCGTATGACCCGCCAATACGATCTTTTCGGCATTTACAGTGACGTCCTTCCATGGATAGAGTTTCATTGGAACACTGGATCCTTTTGTCCGTTCATTTCAAAAGCTGTTCTGCGCATAAAACATGGTCCGCAATTTCCGCAGTGCTGCTCGCTATCATTGTAGCACGACCACGTCAAATGCAATGGAGCATTAAGTTGCAAACCAAGTTTGACAATCTCATGCTTCATCAAGTTCACAACAGGCATCTCAAGCCGTATTGGCGTGTTAGCGCGCACTGCATAAGGCAGCATGCGGGCATAGCAATCGAAAAAAACTTGTTCGTTATCTGGATACGCACCGCTTTCTTCCAAGTTGGCTCCTAACGCCAATACGTTGAAGTTGTGGCTTTCAGCAATGCCGGTAGCAATGCCGAGCATGATTAAATTGCGCGCTGGAACCCACTCGTGCGCAAACTCAGCGCCGATTTCGGATTCAGCGAAAGACTCATTGCGCGCAGTATTGGTGAGCGGTGAGCCTTTAATGACATCAGTAAAAATTGGCGTAGTGATTATTTGATAGGAAACTTTTAATGCAGCAGCAATGTTTTTAATTGCAGTTATTTCCTGCCGAGTGGCTCGGCATCCATAATTGAAATGCAGCAGTTCAACATTCATACCGACATGCTGTAACGCTGCGGCGGTAACCGTGCTATCAAGTCCCCCACTGCAAACGACAAGCGCTTTATCGATATTGGGTTTTGGCAGAAGCGACTCAAATACTAGCCGCCGGCCGGGAACATTTATTAGTGCGCCGATTGAGTAAGGCGGAAGCAATCTATCATCAACGGCTAGCGCAACGCTACTAAGGACCCCACCGAAGTCTTGGTCATCATGATAATAAAGCGGCTTGTAGTTCATGGCAAAGTTGATGATGCTGGGATTGCGCTTGTCAATTGCACAGATAGCATAGCTACCAATCAGCATTTTGATAACAGTTTTAAAATCATTATAGCGATCAAGCAGCGCGGCAATAACCCACGAATCGATACGTGTTGGATTTTCAAATTCATGCGCTGCGATTAATTCCTTGTCATTTGCTATGGTGCCATTATGAACGATGACCCAATTGCCGACCTCGAACGGCTGCACATCGCTCTCGCGCTTTTCTTTCACCCATTCGGTTGTTGGTTCTGCGCGCAAGTTAGCAATGAATGTTGAACCATGAAGCGTTGGATTGTCCTTAAGGCGGAAACCATGCGTAAAACGTTTGCTAGCGGCTGGTGACCAGTAACCCCAAGAATCCCGCCCTCGTATTGAATTAGCAGCAAGAAATGGCGCCAGATTGGTATAATGATGTGATGCAACAATGCCGCACATTAAAGCCTCCTGTGGTGTGCGTTGCGTACATTACGATAATAGAAAAAGTAAAGGGGCGCACAAATGGCGCCCCTCTTTATTTTTGGTATCAGCAATTACGACAGCGAGTAAACGCTGGTACCGTCGTCAGTACGCGCACGCTTGAGCGACTTCTTTTGTCGCCGCACATCAGCGATAAGCGATGCGGCTGCATGGTTGCTCACCTTTAGGCGTTCAACAATGTCAGCCAGCGTGCAGCCCGACTTGCGTTCGCACAGGGCAATTACCTGTGAAACTTTGGTCGGCCCTGCACCGTTGCCTCTTTTCTTGGCCACTGGAACCTCCTCACTCGTTACATCGGCGACAGGCGTTTCAGCAGCAACCGGCGCCGTATCGGCAGCAGCAGGGGCGGCCTCAGTAACCGCGGCAGCAGCTTCTGCGGCAACGGTTTCTTTGACAGCACCGAAGTCTATGTTTATCCGTGCTTGCACGGACTTGCCGTCTTTGTCGGTAACCTCAACACGGGCAACGCGCTTGGCGCCGCCGCGTTGGATAGCATGATCAATCTGTACATCGATTTCGTTTTGCGTAGCAGTATCGTTAATCGATGTCAGCCCGCGCTTAATCAACTGACCTTGCGCGTCGTATGGAGTAATAGTCAACCTAGCCATTTCGTCCTCCTGTGGTGGTTTGCTGGCGGAGACAGTTCCGTCAGATATCCATTTACTAGTTCTGACGTCCCAACGCAACCCTTGCAACGACTTTGGCGTTGATTTTTTTCGCCGTTCGATGCGCGCCGCTTCACGTTCCTGCTGGATCGCGAGTTGGCGCTTTTTAGCTGCGAGACGCAACGCTTCGTCATTCTTTTGGCGAATGACAAAGCGTGTCGTTGGCGGGGATTTCTCCCATGCCGCGTGACGTTCAGATGGCGAAAGAATTAGCTCAGCCGGCAGCCCATCATTGATCATTGCTTGTTGAGCAAGCGTAGGTTGTGGCTTCTCTTCAGCCATATTGACCTCCTGTGGTTTTGATTGTCAAACAGCGTAACAAAAGCATTATAGCACAGTTAAAATCGTCAACTGACAAAATCGAATGAACAACAATGACTTACAAAAATCGGCTATTGAAATCATTGACAAACAAAATTTTGTTTTGTGATTTTAGTAGCGTGTCACAACTCGATGGCAACTTGAAAGAAATTCTTCAATCAGTTCCCGCGCTCGTTTATGAACGGGTAGCCTGCGCAGAAATTCTTGGTGAGCTTCTAGATCGCGTATTAATTTAACAAGTTCATTGCGCAATCTATTTATTTCGTCCGTAGCTACGGGAGCGGCTGCGGCGTTTTCAACTAACGCGCGCAGCCGGCCTATTTCTTCCGCTTGGTGCTTGATTAGGTTGTCGTACATCTCAACGGCCTTCTATTTTACCACCATCCTGTCATGCTTTTAATCATTGCCAAAACGAAGATGATGGCCAAACCGATAAGCACTGGTAGTAAATTATCGGCATACTCTTTACCTTCGAGATGAACAACGCGATCTCGATTGGCAAGTCTATTGATCGCTCTTTTCGTCGAACTCATCCAGAACAATCCCATGATCAGAAGTTCGGACTTAATCCGAACTCCGGATTTCACAATCAAAGCTGTGAGAGAAGCTTGCAGAGCTGTCTTGCCGTATCGAGGGCATTAGAAAATTCCCCACTCCGATAGAACTCGGATCCGGCTGGACGCATCTTATTGTGGCGGATGATGTCTTGAGCGATGCCATAAGCGAACCGCACTGATCGAGAGAAATCGTGCTGGTAATCCTTAGCGCGGGATTCCCAATTGTGTACCTTGAGTTTCTCGCGGTCCTCACGGTCAAGCTTGCGCTCTACGCCTTTCACATCGAGGATCATTGAGCCAATGTTCTGGCGGATAAAGGTACCACTCAACTCGGCGTCTTGATCTTTGGCCATCTTTGCTAGGCGCGTCGCCAATGACGCTTGTTTGCTGACTGCCAAATATGGGCGGATGCTGTCGCTGGTGACGGCTTTACGGAAGACGTCGACTTGAAGCGGATTTTGCAAGACTGCAGCAACGCCTTCAAAGTCGAAAGTTATATCACGATCGTTGGCAACATCGGCAGCATTACGCGCCGTTTCAACAGTGGTCCGTAATGCATCGAATTCTGCCGCGTCTTTTTCCATTTTCTGACGACGCTTTTCGGCTTCATGGGCTGCAATTTCGGCCTTCTTCTGAGCCTCGATCGCACGGGCGCGGTCGCGTTCTTCTTTGGCGGCTTTGACTTTCGCAGCAGCGTCTTTGCGTTCTTGCTCGGCACGTTCGGCCGCTTCGGCTGCGGCGATACGTTCCTTTTCCGCGCGCTCCATGGCTTTGATAGCTTCTTTATGTTCCTCCTCGATCTCGGCTGTAACCTCACCAATGATGCGGGCATAATCGCCGGAAGCTTTGATATTGGCGAGTTGCTGTTGGACAACACCGCTATTGATACCAGGGATATCAGTCAGGAAACGCAATATGATATCTTCGCCAAGTCCACGTTGACTGGTGATGTTTCCTTGAACTTTCGCCAAATCGTCCTTTCCCAGAAATTTCTGGGAAACAACTTCACCGGTCATAATGGCCTTCGCCAAATAACGTACTGCTGAGGCAACCGTGCCAGCTAACGCCGTACTGGAATTACCGCGCTGGGTAGCATTCTCGCTGGCATAAACGCGGACCATATCGCGATCATCGAAATCGCCAATGAAGATCTGCGCTTCGCGCTCGCCGGCGGCGATTGCCGCCTTGCAGCGGTGCCAACCGGCGGCGACTTGGATTTCGCCGTTGTGACGACGGGCGGTTACGCCGCTCCAGAATCCGTGCTCTTTGATTGATTCCTTGAGCTTGGCTACTACGTCGGCATCAAGCGGATCTACTGTGAAATCGCGCTTAGGATTTGGCTTGAGGTCCTTGAGTTCTATTGTGCGAAACATAGGGTCTTCCTTATAGTCAAGTTGTGCCGTGGGAAGCGCCACGGCTCGCTGTTATCCGAAGCTTAAGAAGCTTCAGTCTTCATCGCCAGACCCACCATTATTGGCGTCTGGCGAAATCAATTGGCGAATGCCGCCGTTCCTTGGCTGTAAAGTGCCGGCGTCTACTTCTGCCTTGATGCGATTTTCTAATTGTTTGAACTTGTACTCGATCTGATCGGCCTTCATCGTCAGGAGCTGAACGAATTCATCGATGTCGAGCACAATCATTTCCGCGCGCAATTTGTCGCGTTCGGGAATGGTTGCCCAATCGATCGATTGCATTAAACGCTTGAGACGGCGACGCTTAGTGTTAGCTACGTTCTCGACTTTACGGGGCAACTCTGAGTTAATTACCGCCGCTTGCGGCGAACGCACTTCGAAGGTGCCTTGACCGACTGAATCGAGAGAGAAAGGCGTTAGATTTTCATCTAATAGGCGAGGGTGGTTGCCGCCGCGGTTAAGACGCATCTTAGCGTTATGGCGATCTTGTAGATGAGCTTTCCATTCCACCGAGTTTTTACTCAAGTGACGGGGAACGGCCGCAAGCATTCCTGCTTCTACCAGCCAATCGTCGAAGCGATCCGCAGATAGCACTGATCCGATCGGAAATTGCCGGATAAAAGCGACCGCGTACTGGTGATCTTTCAAGCCGCGTTTCGGATTAGCTTGTCCCGGGGCGAATAGTGTAAAGCGTGTCGTTCTGGCAGCAAGCGCGTTCATGGCGCCATCCTCCCAATCATCACGCTGCGGGGAGTGCCGCAGCTCACATAAACGTCAACAGTGTACTAACAACGCAGCCTGGAGTAAAGATCCACAAACGTTTCACGTGAAACAAGTCCGCTATGGCGTGGAGTGCGGCAATGCGCCTCATCCTCGACCAGAACCGCTCAGAAGTGAAAGTGAAAGCCAACGGGCTCAAGGTTTTCCTGCCGCCGCTTGAGTTTGATATGTTCCGCCTCGTCGCCAGTCCGTCGTTGATACTTGAATATAACCGGCCCCAGTTTTACTACTGGAGCCGGTACGATATTGTTTAAACATTGATCTTCTCGATCGGTATCAGATCATATAATTCTTCTTTAGCACGAGTCGCTGCAACATAGCACAAATTTTGTTCTTGTTGTTGCTGCCAGTCTTGGCGCGCCCACTTATTGGGGCACGTCCCAGCACGATCAAGCCAGAATACGCGCTTCCACTCTTTGCCTTTCGCCTTATGAATAGTCGAGAGCGTAATAATGTCCTTGCCGTTAGCCTTGAACAGCTGGTCAACATAAGCAACAGCATCAGCAAGCGTGCTGAGTTTCTCAGCGCGGCATTGATCGATAATAACGCGGACGGTTTCGACCGCATCCTCGACCTGCGCTAGCTGCGCCTCCTTCTTCTTCGCTAGCAGTTTGGTGGTCTCCCGCGCTAGGTACTGTTCGAGCTTTGTTTCAAGCGCATCCAGCGTCTTGACCTTCCAGCGCGTGATCAACTTCTTGATGCGCTCGGCGATATCCTTGCCCTCAATACGGCAAGGAATTCGACGGCGAATCATTGCGAAGGCCAGTGACACAAGCGGCTTAGTAACGCGGCACAGCACTGCTGCATCGCCGTTCAGATCATTGCGCTTGAAGAATACTTCCATCGCACAGTGCGAAACGGAGCCTTCAGGCGCGTTATCCGCGGACTGAATGTGGCTGACCCATTGCTGCGCGAAAGTAACGACGTTTTTTGGGCAGCGGTAGGATACCGTCAACGGCAAGCGGATGCAGTTATGGTCCTGCGCAATGAGGTCGAGCGCATCAGCATCAGCACCGGTAAAGCCGTAGATGGCCTGGTGTCGATCGCCGACTGCGATAACACGCCCACCACGCTTGACCATCGCGCGTACCAGCGCGCGCCGTGCAGCATTGGTGTCCTGCGCTTCGTCAACCATAACACCATCAAACTGCCAGAAGCGGCATCGATGGAACAGCGGCATGTAGATCATATCGTCGAAATCAATGATGTCCAGCATCGCGCTGGATTTGGCGAGCAGTGCCCGTGCAGTCTCGACAATCTCAACCTTGCGGCTATCGGGAACGGGGGCTTCGTCTTCGTCCCATACGTCGAAGTGCTCGGCCATCTCAAGCCAGGTGTGCTGGTCGTTAACGATGCCAACGATACCAAGCGCACTTTGCTTAGCCAGCGAAATCAACTGTGCCATCGTTGGCCCGTACAATGCGAGTTTGTGCGTATTGGGGATTTCGGCTTCGATAAGATCGCGAACTTTGTTTTCGTCAACCTTGATCTTGCCACCAGCGCGCTCGCGTACATAACGATAGGCGCTGAGCCCAAAGCTGTGTGCAGTACCGCCTTGGCATTTTTTCCAGTCCATGCCAGCAGCGCTGATTTTGACTTTCAACTCATCGCCGATCGCCTTGTTGTAGGCCATGATCGCAATCTGCCCGCGCATGCGGCGCGCGCCTTCGACCAGCGTAGTTGACTTGCCAGCACCGGCAGCGGCTTCAAGAACGGCTGAACCTTTACCGTTCTCGCACCATTCCAGAAATGCTAGCTGTTGCGGTGACCAGGAAATGACTTTTGCAGTTGGTAACATCATTGTATAGCTCCTTCTGTGGGTGACTGTATGTAACGATGACAGAAACAAAAGTCAAATAAAAAACCCCGCCGGTTAAGGCGGGGTTGTATGCGCTGCGCTTGCAGTGATCACATATCGGGTTCAAGTTCGCCTGATGGCATCGAATAGTCTTCGCGCGGTCCCTGCCCATCGTCCTCTACAAGTTTGGCTTTGCGTTTCGGTTGGCAAATCCCATGCTCCTTCATCCAAGCATTGGTCTCGGCCTGCTTGCGCTTAGCAATCTCATTCAGCTGCCGCTTTTCGTCATCAGTAAAGTGCTTCCAGAACTTCGAAAGGTTGCGGCGACCGAAATCGTCAGGAACTTCACTGCGCGGCTTTTTATCGTACAGCGGAACAATCGTATTCCAAATTTTAGCGTAGAGTTCGGTGCCGATGCCTTCAAAGCACTCAGCAACTTCGTCGGGCGAATTAATTTGGAACAACTTGTGGGCGCGGATTTCCTTCATCTTCATCTCCTTCTGTGGGTTCTTGGTCATGACGCGTATGTAGGAACGATTGACAAAAATGTCAAGTGAAAGAATGTGGCGCTGCGCAGCGTTACCCCAAGTTCGCCCCCCACAGAAGGCGGAGGAGGCAGACGCCGGGTTGAATTAGCGAAAACCTCAACTCAACCTTTGTCGAAACGCTCTGCGCACGGCGTTTCAGGACGAAACTCGGACCACACCTTATAAATAACTTGCAACTGCACACTTCGCAAGTTAGAAAACTCGACCACAGGAGGCGATTTTGGCAGTTAAAACATTCTATCGAACGAAATATTTTGGCGATGAAGAGGGAATGTTTTGGGAAGAACTGCCAAAAGTTCGAACGCGCAGTAATTTCAAAGGACCAAGCATTCTTCCGCCGATTCCAGAATCAAATTATCAAATACCGACCGAATTTCCCTCATTATCAGATCAAGGCATAATTGCGGTCGATATCGAAACATTTGATCCCGATTTGCTTGAACGCGGTCCCGGGGCGCAGCGCGACGGCCGCATCGTCGGTATAGCTATCGGTACCGAAGCCGGTTTTCGCGCGTACTATCCCGTTGATCATGCAATAGGCGGAAACTGCGACAAAAATCGCGTGTATTGCTGGTTATCTGAGCAGCTATCGCTCCCTGTTCCCAAGTGCGGCGCCAACCTGCTCTATGACTTGGATTTCCTTACTGCTGCCGGCGTGCAGGTTGCAGGGCCATTCTACGATATTCAGGTAGCAGAGCCCCTGATTGATGAAAACCGGTTTACATATACACTTGCGTCGCTAGCAAAGAAGTACCTGAATGAAGAGAAGCAGGAAAGCGCGATGGCCGATTGGTTAGTACGCGCTTTCGGCGATGATGAGAATATCAAAAGCAACATTTGGCGTGCTCCAGCATCAATCGTAGCACCTTACGCCATTAGCGATGTTGATTTACCGCTGCGCATTTTCGCCAAGCAGCGCCATGCACTTAATATTATGGGGATTTGGGATCTCTTCATCATGGAGTGCAAGTTGATTCCGATGCTGCTAGCCATGCGCCAGCGCGGCGTTCGCGTTGACCTTGCGCGGGCTGAGGAAATGTACGCGGCACTTAATACACAGCACGCGCGTGTGCTTGAGCAAATTAAAATAGCTACCGGTTTTGAAAATGTGAGCCTATGGGCTGCTGACGAATTGGCGCTGATCTTTGATAAACTAAACATTCGCTATCCCCGTACTGAAAAGAAAGGTGCTCCATCGTTTCGGCGCGAATGGCTTGACCACCATCCGCATCCGGTTACGCACTTGATTAAGCAAGGCCGCGTTTATGACAAATTGAAAGAGACATTTATCAAAGGTTACGTGCTTGAGGGGCACGTCAACGGGCGCATTCACTGCCAGTTTAACCAACTGCGCAGCGATAACAGCGGCACCGTATCAGGTCGCTTCAGCAGCAGCCATCCTAATTTGCAGAACATCCCCCGTCGAAGCAATGAGGGGCAGTTAATACGCTCGATCTTTTTGCCTGATGAAGATCAGTTATGGTTTAAAGTTGACTGGTCGCAGATCGAATACCGTTTGATTGTGCATTACGCCGCGCTACTGGAACTAGCTGGCGTTGACGAAGTAGTAGAGCGCTATCAAAACGATTCAAGCGTTGACTATCACGCCATGATTGCGCAGCTAACAGGACTGCCACGCGAAAATGCCAAGGCCATCAATTTTGGTTTAGCGTATGGGCAGGGGCTTTGGCTGTTGTGCCGCAACCTTGGCGTTGATCAGTCTGAGGGTTCGCGTATCATCAATGAATATCATCGCAGGGCGCCATTTATTCGCCCGTTACTGCAAAGAGCTATGCACAAGGTACAGCGAACGGGATATCTTCGCACGCTGCTTGGCCGGTATAGACATTTTACTATGTGGGAAAAGACAAACTGGAACAACCGCACGCGCAAGCGTGAAATAACATATATGACATCTTATGTTCCTGGCGCGCAGCGCGCTTTTACGCACAAGGCGCTAAACGCATTGATACAGGGATCAGCGGCTGACATTATGAAAAAGGCGATGGTCCAGGCATGGGAGTCGGGCATTTGCGATGCGCTGGGCGCGCCGCATTTGACTGTGCATGACGAATTGGATGGAAGTCTGCCTGATAATAAAATAGCGCATGAGGCTTTTGTCGAGCTTAAAAATATCATGCAGTCATGTGTAACTTTGAAAGTGCCATTGCTAGCTGACGAAAGCGTAGGAGACAATTGGGGAACGCTTGGCAGTGGGCAGTTAAACTTTTTGCTTGCATGACCGCCGCAATGTGTGCGTAGCATTCGCTTCGCAAAGATAGTAATGATAAAGGAGAAAAAACTTATGCCAACGCATTCCGAATCGTCTCTCATTTCCCCAATGACGCCATCATCGCTTACATTGCTTCGCGGTATGAGCGACAAGGATCTGCTTATACAACTTCACGCCAATAGCCATTCGCGTTCAAGAGTTCTTGACGTATTAAACGAAAGAATAATTAAAGCTGGTTCTTACTGGGATTTTGTTTGCGATGCAGTTGAAAAGCATCCTCGCGAACATCCAAAACTAAGGCCAAGATTAATTGCTGCTCCTATAAAAAACGAATCGGTTCCCAAGAGAATTCTTACCTTTGATAAAAAACGCGCTTTATATGGCGAAGACTTTAAACACACGTCGGAGTTCTTAAAACGCTATGCTCTGTATTTTCATACAGATGAAAGAATTAAATCTCTTGACTCCGTGCAAGATTTTCTAACCAATTGTATTGATTGGTGCGAAAATTGCGGCCTTGAGTTTGGCTATAAAGATCTGACTATGAATCAGCGCGGTTATTATGATATCATTGTCAACAAATATAACGCCTGGGTGAAAAGCAATGCCTAATATCGCAAAGCAAATCAATGGTGAAATTATATCGAATGAAAATGTTCAGCGCTTCAATAGAAGGCGCCGAATAAAGGTACCGCCGGGAGATACTGTCGAAAGCATCGTCAAATATGGAATGAGCCTTAAAAAGAAAGAGATAGGTAGCGTAGCAGCCGAAATTGGTATGAGTCGAGATTCTTTTCATTTTATGAAAAAGCTGTTGATCTTAAAGAAATTAGGGACCGAAGCGTTTAGAAAGGAGCAAGGCGCACTCAACCGGGGAGCAAATCTCCGCGAGCCAACTCTCGGCGCTAACCCCGAGGGCTCGATATGGGCTGAAACCCCGAAGCCTGAGTGCGTCTCGCTGCTTTCTAAACCAAACGGAGAAGGACCATGAAGGTAAAGACGATCCGCGTGACCGACGGTATGGCGCCGTCCGACGCGAACTACGTGAATTGCCAAAAGGCGCTGACGCAAGCGGAGCGCATTGGGAGAAGGCCAACGCCGTGCCCACACGCGAGTAGGCATGTCTCTTTGTGATCGTATGCGTGCAAAACTCTTGCTTCCGTGAGGTCGTGAGATAGGATTCGGACAATTCAAAAAAACCTACCAACCCATGGAGAAAGCAAATGAACTACCGCAATTCGCTACTAGACAAATATGAAATGAAAATGCTGGCGATTCTGCGCCAGCAGTCCAACAAGTTCCGCGACTCGCATGACCCGAAAGACCTTTGGGAGTTAAAACGCAACGCCTCTGAATGGACGCGCGCCAGGAGTGATCGCCGTGTCATCCGAGAGGCGGCGACCAGAACCGTGCCTTTCGTTTACTGGGCCGCCAAGGCGAAGGCATCATTTTGGATTCACGGAGAAGCAAGATGAACAACCGAAATTCGTTGCTCGACAAGATTCGCGCCCTGCTATCGAAGACCGTCGAAAACGGCTGCACCGAATCGGAGGCACTTGCCGCGCTCGACAAGGCTCGAGCCATGATGGACGCGCATGAGGTAACGGGCTCGCCCACCGCCGACGCCGCGGCTTAGTGCTCTTAACGCAGATGAGCTTAATTTGGTGAATCAAGCTATTGAAAAGGTAAACAACGAGCGTCGACCGACGGGCGATTCAACTGGTACGCAGGCCTTTAGCAATCATCGATGTGATTCGCGTGGTGCGGCAAGTCGTGCAAGGGCTGCGCGTCATCTTTGGGTACATCAACCTAAAGAAGTTTCTCCAGCTATAATAGAAGCTCTCAACGATGCCTAACATCATCATCGACCGCGACAAAGTGATCATCGAAGGTATCGTTGTCTATCGTCCGTCACGTATCGCACCAAGCCAATGGCTGCGTTTTTGGGAACTGGTGCAGCTTGTTGACCTAAAAACAAAGTAAAATTTGCGCTTGCGGTTGCAATAATGTAGCCGCAAGCGCACACTGCACATTACCACAGGAGGCTTGTTTTGACCTTTCAGCGCAATGGCGCACATATTCTTGGCATCGATCCCGGGCTTGATGGGGCCGCCGCGTTGGTACATTCAGACACGCGCGATATGACTATTGCCGTTGATCTTCCTACATCAGGCAGCGGCCCATCGCGCTGCATTGACGAAGCAGCGTTTCATCGCTGGCTCAGCAGCTATTCAATTGACCATTGCTTTATCGAAAACGTGATTGGGCGCATTGGCTGGGCCGCCGGCAATAATTTTCGCTTTGGTATGGCCTGCGGCGCGCTGCGTGCGATCGTAGCATTGCGCGGCATTCCCTACTCGTTAGTTACCCCTGGCGTTTGGAAACGCTATCATCAGCTAATTCGAACTGATAAGGAAAGCAGCCGCCAACGCGCGCTAATGCTGTTTCCCAAGTCAGCGCATCTGTTTGAGCGCAAGAAAGATCACCAGCGAGCCGAAGCTGCGCTCATTGCTTTGTACGGCTTGCGAACGCAATGGAGGACAAATGGCGCTATCTCTTAAAGACCTAAAAATGGTGCGGGCAACGCAACCACCGCGTGTGCTTATTTACGGGCCGCCAGGTATCGGCAAGACAACGTTGGCGAGTGAGTGGCCAAGCCCGATCTTTCTGCAGGTTGAAGATGGAACGCCAAGCGATGTCGAACTAGCATCGTTCGGGCGCTTGACCACCTATGATGAGGTGATCGAGAGCATTGGCGTGCTGTATCAGGAAACGCACAAGGGCAAAACTGTTGTGCTTGACTCGCTCGATAAGTTGGAGCCGCTAGTGTGGGCCAAGACTTGTACAGAAAACCAATGGCAGAACATCGAGACACCAGGGTACGGGAAAGGCTACGTTATGGCTGATCCCTATTGGCGCGACTTGCTTGAGGGCATGAATGCGCTGCGGCGTGATAAAGGCATGTCGCTTGTCTACATTGCCCACAGCAGCATTGAGACGGTAAACGACCCACTAACAGCGTCTTACAGCCGCTACGACATTCGGCTGCACAAACGCGCGATTGCTATAATGCAGGACGAAGTCGATGCAATCTTCTTTATTAATCAGGATGTTACGTTGCTGCAGAATGATCCCAAGGCTAAGGCGGGAACCGGCACGCGGGTCCGCGCGACCGGCGGTGGCAATCGATTCATCCACGCAACTCCGCGTCCGGCTTATGTATCGAAAAACCGGTACAATATGCCGGATAAGATGCAGTATGAGAAAGGCAAAGGCTTCAGCGTGCTAGCGCCGTTCTTTCCCAGCATGGCCCAGCAGCACATCAAAGCAGCGTCATAAATCAACCTGAAGGAGGACTACAATGGCTATTCTACCTGAACCGTTTAATCCTGACTCAATCGCGCCGGACGACCGCAGTTTCGAACCGGTGCCAACTGGCAATTACCGCATGCAGGTAATTGAAAGCAAAGTCGAGGACACCAAGACCGGCAGCGGGCAAATGCTCACGTTGACGCTTGAGATCATTGATGGCGAATATCAAAATCGCCGCATTTGGGATCGTCTTAATGTGCGCAACCAGAGCCCCGATGCACAACGCATCGCCCAGCAGTCGTTGGCAGCGCTATGCCGGAGCATTGGCTTGCAAGGGCAAGTAGTGCAGGATTCTGAAGTTCTGCATTTCAAGCCATTTACTGCGCGCGTGACTATTGAGCAAAGCCGCGATGCGCAATACGGACCGCAAAACCGTGTTCGCTACATTGATCCAAGCCCCAAAGCGCCGCAAGGCAAAACGGCGCCAAAGCCGGCGCCAACGGCGCCAACAAAACCAAGCACCAACAAGCCGTGGAACAACCCAAAGCTGCAACAACAGCAAAAAGATATGGACGACGAAATACCGTTCTAAACGCTAGCAGCGTCAAAGCCCTCTGAGATGCTGCTCACTGCCGCTCGCGTCTTTACCGGTACTCGATTACTGGCGCGAGCGGCTTTTTTTAAAGGAATAGCAGCTATGGTCAAAATCCCTGAGCCGCTCAATCATACCGTTATCGCTATTTGGAACGCTTACGAAAAGACCGATCAAGGCAGCAGTGATAATGGTGGCATTCCCGTTTCAACTTGCGCGCACGAATGCGATCGCAACATTTGGTATGCGCTGCGCTGGGCTGCGCGTTCCGAACGCTTTGATGGTGTTAAGCTGCGCCGCTTTGCTACCGGTAATATTGAAGAAGAGCGCTTGCTTGACGATCTGCGTAATACCGGCGCCATCGTTGAAGCAACCGATCCAGCAACAGGTTCCCAGTTTCGCATTGCCCTTGCAGATGGTTGGTTGCGCGGCAAGGCTGATGCCGTTGCGAGCAATATTGTTGAAGCACCAAAAACGCAGCACGTTATTGAATGCAAATCGCACAATGAAAAATCGTTCAAAGAATTGCAAAAAAAGAAATTGAAAGAAGGCAAGGTTGACCATTACGCGCAATGTCAACTCTACATGGCTGGTTTGCAGCTAACGCGCTGTCTGTATTTAGCTGTCAACAAAAACACTGACGAAATTTATGCCGAGCGCATTGAGTATGACAGCGCCTATGCGAATCGCTTGATAAACAGGGCACAACGTATAGTGGCAAGCAACAAAGCCCCGGGCAAAATAAGTGACGATCCCGCATTTTATCTGTGCCAATGGTGTTTTGCCAACACAGTATGCCATCATCATGCCTTTGCCCGCAAAAACTGCCGAACTTGCTTATCACTATCGCTTCTACCAAATTACATCGCTTACTGTACTTTTTGGGAGCGTGAGCTTGATTTCGATGCCCAACAAAAGGGGTGCGAACAGCACCTTTACCTCCCAGATCTAGTTCCTGGCGAACAAACCGATGCTAACCTGTCCAAGCGCACAGTGACTTATACGCTGCATGATAATTCAACTTGGGTTGATGGTCCGGAGTCTGAAACAGTGTTTTAAACCGAAATTAAACGAGTCAATTAATGCCCACAGAAGAGCTACCGGTTGTTTTGCGTACGGTTGAAGAAGCACTGATTTTTATTCAAAGCGGCAATGCGCGCATTCAATTAACGAGCGCAGCAAGCGGCAATTCCTACCGTTACTGGATTCGCGAGAGCAGCAAAGGCAAGAGTTTCTTCGTGTCGGTAATCACGATTAGCGGCACGCTAGCGTATTTAGGTACAATTTCCGATGCTACCCTCGGGCGCACTGCTAAATCGCGTGTAAGCGAGGCTGCGCCGGTTTACAAAGCATTTGCTTGGATGTGGTCGCAGTTAGCAGCAAACCTGCGCAGTAACCAAATACCTGCTGGTTTAACGATTACGGGACTCAGCAGGTGATAGAACAATGCCACCACAACGACCCTGGCACAAGCCAAAAGGCAACGGACAGCAGCCGCCATCAACTCCAATGGAGTTTGCGCTCAATTATGCACAACGTGGCTGGTATGTGTTTCCCGCTCCGCCAGGCAAGAAAAAAGGATTGCTAAGCGCTACTATCAGCAATGGCAATCCATGGGGCTGCACAAAAGACATAGCTGAAGTTCAAACGTATTGGACGCGCTGGCCTAGTGCCGGCATTGGTATTGCTACGGGTCCGCAATCAAAGGTTTTGGTGCTTGAAGCCGATACGCCAAAGGGACACGCTAAAGATGGCATAGCATCGCTGCATAGGCTTGAGGAAGAGCATGGAGCATTGCCGCCAACGTTGATGTGCGAATCACCATCAGGTTCTTTGCATTACTATTTCAATTATCCCGCCGCTGTTGAAATTCGCAATTCAGAGTCAAAGATAGCTGAAGGCGTTGATATCCGCGCTAAGGGCGGCATGGTTATTGCACCGCCAAGCACGCGCAATGATGGCGCGTACAAATGGCTAAATGACAATCCAATAGCTGATGCACCCTTATGGCTAATAGAGGCTGCATGCAGCGTTCGTGTTGAAATGGAAAGCCCTGATTTAGACGAGCCTATAGTTGATTTAAGCGAACTAGCGCGGGCAATGGAAGTTATTCCGCATAAAGATAATAGTTGGGGCACTTGGAATCGCATTGGCATGGCGTTATGGAGCGCGAGCGGCGGCCGTGCCTTTGATTTGTTTGATACTTGGTCAAAGAAGTGGCATGGATATAGTGCTAAGAATACGCGCGAACGCTGGGCTGCGATTGGCAAATCGCCGCCAACAGAATTGAGCGTCGCAACCATTTTTTATGAAGCTGATTTAGCAAGCCCTAACTGGCGCGTTAAGGTTATAGCGCGGCCGATGGCAATCTTAATTAAGCCTGGCAAGCCGCGCGCCTTGCGTTGGCTATGGAATGGGCATTTGCCACGCGGATCACTTGAGTTAATGACTGGTGTTACTGGGCTTGGTAAATCGCAAATTCAAGTTGGTTTTGTTGCCAGCATTACTAATCCAGATGTTTCTTGGCCTAATGGTGAAAGAAATTTTATTGCACAAAATGTGATTATGGTGACAGCTGAAGATTCGATTGATGATGTTCTTACTCCGCGCTTAATAGCTGCTGGTGCCGATGTTGATAACAGGGTTCAATTTCTTAAGTGCATTCATAAAAAGGGAAAAGATGAATATTTTATGTTAGGCGAAGATTTAATTGCGCTTGAATATGCAGTTAAGCAATGGGGCGATGTGGGATTGATTTGTCTTGATCCCATAACTGCATTTATTGGTAGCGGTAGCAAAACGGATAGTCATAAAGCAACAGATGTTCGTTATCATTTAAGCCCGCTAAAAGATTTTGCTGAACGAGTTGGAATTTGCGTATCGGCAATAACGCATCCAGCAAAAGCAACATCACAGCGCGCAATTGATCATTTTATTGGATCGCAAGCATTTATTGCGGCTGCGCGTGTTGGGCATTTAGTTACACCACAAGTTCATACTGATCCAGAAACCGGCAAAAAAGAGGAAATTGAGGGCCATCTAATTCTTAGTATGCCAAAGAACAACGTTGGTATCAAAATGCCCTCGCTTTTATATCATCTTGAGCAAAAAGAAATTGGAATAGACGATGAAACTAATGTGCCAATTATTGGCTCGTATGCCATATGCGATGGGGAATCTTCACTTACAGCTAATGAAGCAGTAGCCGAAGCCGCCGGCGATATAAGCAGTGCACAACGCGCTATCAGAAGTGCGGAAAATTTTCTTGCTGAACGGCTAGCGAATGGTCCTGTTGAGAGCAGCATTATCAAGCGCGAATTGCGTGCCATGGGATGCACGGATTACAGCATCCAGAAGGCTCAAGAACTATTTGTAGTGGTGAGCCGGACCGAAACTTTCCCGGCAAAAACCGTTTGGTCGCTGGTCGGGCAGTTCACAAAACCGTAATCACATCTCGTTCTTCTAACTATCCAACTGTTGATTTTATTAAAGAATTCCTCTTCTAACTAGTAAAGCCTGCATTTTCGGGGTTAAAAATGCAAGAAGTCCAATAAAACCACTTGGAAGACTAGTTAGAAGAACATCTATCTGGAGATATCAATAGGTTAGTTGAAAAAGTTAATAGGAAGAAGAAAAATGCGGGGTATAGCACTCTCTCTTTTTTACTCCTTATCGTACTTGGTTTGTACTATTCAAAAAACTTGGACTTGTGATCATACTAGATCTAGTTTATCCACCGTCAACGAAATTGCTGGTTTTTGACGTTTCTACTAGGCCTATCCCAGTTTTTGCTTGAACGGCGAGGTCTTGTGTTTTATATGCAGTTTGCTGCGAAGGATTGCCGGAAATGGCGAATCATAGCTGGGCAGTAGCGGCCAGCGCACCTTTGCGCGAATACGTGCTGCACGACTTTCTGATTAAGAATAATCTGACATGCTACCTACCCTCGTATCGCCGCCAGCATAAGCAGCGCGCTTCAGTTTTTATTAAGCGGCCGTTGTTTCCCGGATATTTGTTTTTTGCTTTGGTCGAACAATGGCAGCGTATCTTTGGCATGCAGCACAGTGCGCTGACTGGGATTATTATGAATGGCGAAAAACCGTCAATTGTTGAAAATGGGCTTATTGATGGTATCAAAGCGCGCGAAGTGGATGGATTTGTTTGCTTGGATGAGGTAGAGTTTCGGTTTCGACGCGGCGCTGAAGTGCGCGTGCTTGATGGCCAGTTTGAAGGCTTGCATGGTGTGTTTGATTCTTACTGCGATCAACAGCGTGTGAAAGTTTTGTTTGAAATGATGGGTCGATCTGCTGCTGTGGTTATGAATGCTGACGAAATTGAATTATCAAAGAAAGAGCCTGCTAAGAAGAAGCGTTATCGTGGTTATAGAGGACGGAGATACTTGGCGAGTTTGGCACACTAGAACTTGGCGTTTTATACGCTTTAAGCTCGTGTGCTAGAGGACAGCGTTTAAGCGCTGGTGCTGCTGCATGCAAAGTCAACCGCATCCATGGTATTCAAGAGCACGCTGGATTCATTTAGCGCGCCATCAACTTCGGTTACAACCATTATGTCAAATGTGTTTAAAAAATAATTTGATTATTCCCGCTACAGTTGCTGATCATATTGAGCCACATCATTATGAGTATTACAAATTTTGGTTTGGAAAATTGCAGTCTTTATGCAAACCTTGCCATGATAAGGATAAACGACTTGTCGAGTTACGTGGATATTCAAATCGCATAGGAGTAGATGGATTTCCAGTTGATCGGAATCATCCATTTTATAATAGATGAATATTATAAGTTATTCTGAGGCAAAGAAGAAAAAGTTGACTCGATATTTTACTGGGAAACCGTGTCAGAAAGGTCACATAGCACAAAGAGGAATAACAAATAGTGCATGTATAGTTTGTGAAACTATTAAAAATCGTATTCGATTGAAATGGGGAAAACATCCAGTATCTGAAAGAAGGCGTAGAGAAAAAGAAAAAGCTCAAAGGCATTTAAATAATCTAAAGAGATATTGTACGGAATGTGGCGGTCGATTAGATGATAAATATATTCGAAGAGGTGGAATTATTTATTGTAGTTTTGTTTGTAATGAAGAACATGAGAAAAAAAGAAAGTTGAGAGAAAAAGAAAAAGCCAGGAAGTATTACAAAGAATATTATTTAAAAAAGCCGAAGATATCAAAGCCCTGTGTAGATTGTGGTACAATTATTAATGGAACTAAAAGCAAATTAAGATGTAAAGTTTGTAATAGCAAACGCGCTAGAAGACGTACGAAAGAACTTTATGGTAGTTTTGCTAAAGATAGAGATAGAGCAAAAAAATATGGCGTTAAATACGAATACTTTCAAACTAAGGAAATATTCATTAGAGATAAATGGCGATGCCAGAGTTGTGGAATAGATACTCCCTTTTCTTTGAAAGGCACTAATGCTGATAATGCTCCTGAATTAGATCATATTGTTCCAATGGCTAATGGTGGCAGTCACGTGCGTACAAACGCACAGTGTTTATGTAGAGGATGCAATGGATGGAAGGGATTCCAGTCTTTTCCATTCACGATCAAGGATATCTTATTAAATGCAGCAAAGCCATCGAGGATCCGGGGTGCCCGGAGGGAGTTCCGGAATTTGGGGCGCGGGGGGCCTGAAAGTAATTTTCGACTTTTCGATCTCGATCACCCCGTTGGCGGTTGAAATCGGCTAAATTGCTTACAAAACGGCAAACCGAAAATGGCGAAATCAGCAAAGAAAGAAATCGATACTTGGACTGTATATTCGTCGCCTGTTTTTGTCGGGCATTGGCTCATAAGTTATTGGTCCTCAGATGATTTTAAGTTGAAAGAAGATGCCGAAGGTTACTTGGAGAAATTGATAATGGAAGCTCCATTAACTTATCGTTGGTTGGTTAAGAATCACAAATTTATAGAGAGAATTCATGGCTCGACCTAACGTCTTCGCCAGCATTGAAGTTAAGAAACTCGAGAGCAAGCGCTTTAGGCCAGCTCCGCCGCTTGAACTCTCGGTCGAGGAAGCTGCCGAATGGAATGAATTGCTCAGTCAATTAAAGGGTGATTTCATTCGACGCGAAATGTATCCACTCATGGTTTTGTTGTGCCAGAATGTCATTCAATCCCGCCAATTGAGCAATCTGTTGCACCAATACACGTCTGAGATGCTCAAAGATAGCGATCATTTAGACTTCTATTGCCGTCTATCGAATCAAAAGCAAAATTGCGATAAAACCATTCTATCAGCAGCTACCAAACTACGCCTTACACCGCAATCACGCTATGCCCCAGACACAGCAGTCAGGAAGACCGAAGCGCGGCCGGCCACCAAAGTCCTCTTCGTCGAAGCCAGCCGAGCCGCAGCAGCCTGAGCGGCTCGTTAGCGGCGCGCAGTGCATCATGTGGATCGAGGAGAATTGCTTTGTGCCCGAAGGTAAACTCGTCAGCCAGCCGGTTAAACTGCTTTCATGGCAGAAAAAAGAAATCCGCCGCATCTATGACAATCCAAGCGGCACCAGACGTGCGATCATAAGCTTCGGCCGCAAGAACGGCAAAACGTCGCTGGCTGCCTTTTTGCTTTTGTTCCATCTAGCGGGCAACCCCGCCTATGCGCAGCCAAGCAGCCAGCTCTATTCAGCAGCGCAGTCGCGCGACCAAGCAGCGCTCATCTTCAATCTGGCAGCTAAGATCGTCCGGATGAGTCCAACGCTGCGCCCCAACATTGTCATTCGCGATACCAACAAGGAACTGTTCTGCTCGCTACACAATACCAAGTACCGCGCCCTATCTGCAGAAGCCAGCACTGCCTTTGGGCTTTCACCAGTGTTTGTGGTGCATGATGAATTGGGCCAAGTACGCGGCCCGCGCTCAACGCTCTACGAAGCGCTTGAAACAGCTACCGGCGCGCAGGAAGACCCGTTATCAATTGTCATCAGCACGCAAGCGCCAACCGATGCTGACTTGCTTTCCATCTTAATTGATGATGCCTTGGCCGGCCACGACAAGCGCACCATCGTCAGCCTGTATTCGGCACCGAATGATCTCAATCCATTCTCGGTTGAAGCTATCGAGGCGGCTAACCCCGCCCTCGACGCGTTTCTTAATCGCAAGGAAGTCATGGCGATGGCAGCGGATGCTAAGCGCATGCCAGCGCGTCAGGCCGAGTATGAAAACTTAATTCTTAATCGCCGCGTTGAAATTAACAAGCCATTTGTCAGCCCTGAGGTATGGAAACAATGCGGCAGCATGCCGCAGGATTTAAAAGGTGTTGCGGTTTGGGGCGGCCTTGATCTGTCGGCGGTCAATGATCTCACTGCCTTTGTGCTGATCGGCCAAGCCCCTCCGGGGAGCAAGACGTGGTCCGTCCTCCCAACGTTCTGGCTCCCCGGACATAACCTTGCTGAAAAAGCGCAGAAAGATCACGTGCCCTATGATGTGTGGGCTGTTGACGAGCATTTAAAAACTACACCAGGCGCCACTGTTAATTATGAGTTCGTAGCTGACTTTTTAAAAAAGCAATTTGACATTTACAATATTCAAAAACTAGCTTTTGATCGCTGGAACATGAAGCATCTGCGGCCATGGTTAGTGCAGGCTGGATTTACTGAGCAGCTGATAGATGACAAGTTTGTTGAATTTGGCCAAGGCACACAATCAATGAGCCCAGCGCTGCGCGACTTGGAGCAATTAGTTTTGGATAAACAACTTGCCCACGGTAACCACCCAGTGCTTAATATGTGCGCGGCGTGCAGTGTGGTTGAAGGCAAGGACGAAAGCAACCGCAAGTTGAGCAAAAACAGATCGACCGGCCGCATTGACGGAATGGTGGCGTTGGCGATGGCGTGCGGGGTCGCACCGCTGAAGCCAAAGATTATTGATGTTGAGGCGTTGATTGGATAGACTCTGGGATAGGCATAAACATGAGCGTCGATGAGATCGTTACTGCGTTGCTTGAAGAAAGAGAATATTGGACCTTGACCGGGCAACGGACTAAACAAAAACAATTTATGATTCTGTGTACGGGAATCGCGATCGGGCTAAAGATGTCGCAGGACATTGTGCAAAAGGATTCTTCCGGTGAGTGCGGTGCTTGAGGCGCTTGACATGTCGATGCGGCTGCTGGCCCGTGACTGGGACGAAGGAAAGCATCCGCGCGAGCCGGCTGGAAGTCCTGAGGGTGGGCAGTTTGCTGGAGGCGCTGGCGCTGAAGGTAGCGGCGAAGGTAATGGTAATACTCAGCCGAGTGTTGGCGTCAAACAAGTTCACGCTGCTAAGTCGGAAATGGCAAAACTTGCGCAGGAAGTTTATGATGGTTGGGAGCAGGATGAGCAAGGCGTCAATGTTGAACTTGGTACCGGTGGTATTTGTGACGAGATTAATAAAGCGCTTCAAGGACATCTTAATAACATGGGCGTGGAAACGGCCGATGGTGGTCAACCCGGTGACGAACATGCTTATACAATTGCCAATTTGAAGGAAGGTGTTTATTCAATTAATATTCCACCTGGTGTTTATGAAACTGGTGGCGGCTATAGCTAGACCAAGAAACCGGATGTGACAATTAGTGCTGATGATGTTGAAATTGATAAGCTTGAAGATCCGATGTCGGATGAAGAATTTCAGCAGCGATATTCAGAATACTAAGGAGAAAACAAAATGATCGAAGGCATCATAATGGCGCTGATCTACATCTGCCTGATCGTGCTGGTAATATATGTCGCCTTTTGGGTTTTGGGTCAAATTGGTGTTGCCTTCCCCGAGCAGGTGCAAAAGATCATCTGGATCATCGTGGCATTGTTGTGCCTTTTAGTGCTCCTGCGGGTGTTAATTCCCGGACTGCGCCTTGCTTCTGATGTTGTGCCAAGAATAGTGGGAGTGTAACGTGTTACAAAAAGTAACCGAGCGCGAGACACCGTTTCGCCGCGAGCCGCTGCCGATCGAGCCAGGTAACAGCTTCGTAAGGTTAATCACGGCTAAGGCCATCGCCAGCGCAACACGGACAACGGTCGCCGACGTTGCCGAGCGCCTGTGGCCAAGCGATAAGCTGATTCTTCGCGCTACATCGGCACCGGCTATGACTGCCACATCTGGTTGGGCGCAGGAGCTAGCGCATCGTGTGGTCATGGATGCATTGGCAGCCCTCGGTCCCGCATCGGCTGGCGCGCAGGTTTTGGCAAAAGGCCTGGTGCTCAATTTCGGCAATGCCGGATCAATCAGTGCACCGGGATTTATTGCTGGTGCTGGCAACGCTAGCTTCGTTGCCGAGGGCGCTCCGATTCCGGTTCGTCAACTTTCGTCAACAGCCGTGATTTTGACGCCGTTTAAGATCGCCGCCATCAGCGTGCTGACGCGCGAGATGGTCGAAGGTTCGAATGCCGAGGCGTTAATTGCCGATACGCTAATTCGATCGGCTGGCAATGCGCTTGATGCTGCGCTGTTTGATAGCAGCGCCAGTAGTACTGCCAGACCGGCTGGCCTGCGCAATGGCATCAGTACCACATCGGCATCGAACTCGACCGATCTTTATGAAGCTGTTTTCGAAGATATCACCAACCTGATCAACGCCTGCGCACCGATCGGCGGCAATGGGCCCTATGTGATTATTTCTTCGCCTGGGCGGACGCTGATGATGCAATCACGCTTCAGCGATGCTGTTACTGGAATTACCTATCTTGGTTCAGCAGCTGTCGGCAATGATCTCCTTTGCATTGCCACTAATGCGTTGGTATCCGCGCTATCTGCTGATCCTGCTGTTGATACCGCGCGTGCGGCCGCGCTGCAAATGAACGATGCTCCAGCTACCAATTTTGATAGTGCAGCGCCGGCTAAGTCAATGTGGCAAACGGATAGCATGGCCATCAAGATGCGCTGGCCAGTAACGTGGATGCTGCGCAATGCTGGCGGGCTTGCTTGGACCACGCCGACATGGAAATAGAATTTGACGCATTACGCACAATTTAACGCACCCGATTTGGCGCCAGTGCTGGCTTGCGAGGCAACCGAGCAAGGTTGGCGCGGGCTTACTGGTGATGGTGAATTACTTAATGTCAGTGCCAAGGATAAGAGCATTCCCAGCAGTCTTCATATTACCTGCGATGGTGAATCGGTCGGCTTTCGATCGGTATCGGAAGCGAGCAGCGATGGCAGGATTGATCGCTATTTGCAGCACTTTGATCGTGCTACCGCGTTGGCGCGCAACAATCGATCCGAAGCAGCTTTGATCGAAATCGATGCTGCGCTTAACATTGCGGTCACAGCTACCGCGCGCTTCAATCGCGGGCTAATTTTGCTGCAACTGGGGCGCTGGCCTGAAGGCTTTGATGAATACCAGCATTGCGAGTATCTTTCTTCTTTCATTCGTCCAGGATGTCGAACGGCAATTGAACGTGGGTTGACGCGGTGGCGTGGTGAACCAATAGCCGGTAAACGGCTGCTTTTGATTCATGATCATGGTTTCGGCGATTCGATTCAGATGCTGCGCTATGTCAAGCAGCTTAAGGCAATGGGCGCCGATGTTGTTGTTATGGTGCCGCAAGACCTTGTTCGACTTGCTCAGCAATGTGCGGTGACCACTACCGAACTTATCGATACCGACTATTTTTGTTCATTGCTTGGTCTCCTGCATGTCTTGCGTGTTTTGCCGGCAGAAATAGATACTGCGCCATATTTGGTTGCTGAGAAACGCAAGCTTCCATCTACACGCCGCAAGCGGATCGGCATTGCCTGGTCCGTTGGCAAAATTGATAAAAATGATTATCCGCGTTCAATTCCGTTCGCTTTGTTAGTTGATCGATTATCGAAAGATGCCGAATTAATTTCCGTGCAGAAACAAGGCCATATTGGAAGCTATAGCTTTACTGATTTTGCTGATTGCGCTTCCTTGATGCTGGCGTGCGACGAAATTGTCAGCGTTGATACCGCGGCGTTGCATCTTGCTGGCGCTATTGGGCATCCGCGTATCACCGCGCTGTTATCTTACTGGCATTCGTGGCGTTGGCTTTCGCCGCTCTATCGCAATGTGCAATTCTGTGTTCAGAAAACGCCAGGCGACTGGAACAGCGCACTTGATGCTCGATGCTGCCAATAGTAGAACGGCGCTCGCTTGAGTTGCTGCAATTTTATATGCCGGGGAATCCATACCTCGATAGCGGCGATATCCAGGTTGTGGTTTCGTTGATCTACAATATGAGCGCTAACGTGGTGATCGAGTTTGGTTGCAATACCGGTAGGACTGCTAAGGCTGTTCTCGATAACGTGGCCAGCATTAAACGTTACATCGGTATCGATGTTCCGTCAGACCATACGGCTTCGCTTAAGTGCCAGCAAAAAGAGGTACCAGCGCGTGCCGGCGTTTATTGCGATGATAGGCGCTTTCAGTTGATGCTTGGCGATTCCTACTATCTCAAGACTACCGATCTTCCGCCGTGCGATGCGGCTTTTATTGATGGCGATCACAGCAGGGTCGGTGTGCTGCATGACAGCATGCTTGCGCACGATCGTGTGAGACAAGGCGGGATTGTTATCTGGCACGACTATGGCAACGATAGCGTTGAGGTAACTGAGGTGCTCGATGACCTTCATGACAAGGGCTGGCCAATTGTTCAATTAGAGAACTCATGGCTAGCCTTTATGCGGAGATAAAAACTAATGCCAAATCCTTCAGACTATAGCAACCAAGGTGACTTCGTCTCTGCTTGTATTTCCGACCGCCAGCATGAGCATCCAGACGAAGACGTCGATCAGTCAACGGCAATCTGTTATTCGATGTGGCGTGATAAGACGGCGATAAAGCAGATGACGCCGCGAGTAGATGAAGATCGGGAGGAATTCATGGATCGGTGTACTGCAGAATATGACGAGGATGAATGTGCGATGATGTGGGACGATAGTAAATCGGCAAAACCAATGATTCACAAAACTCACTCATCTGCACTTGAAGGCCTCGATTTCATTCTCTCCGATGCCACGCCAGATCACTTTGGCGACGTGATTGCTGCGGAGGGTTGGGATTTGGATAATTTCAAAAAGAATCCCATCGCGCTTTTCAATCACAACAGTAATTTTCCAGTCGGTAAATGGCAGAATTTGCATATCAAGGATGGCGCACTGCGCGGTCGGTTGCAGTTGGCGCCGCTCGGTACCTCTGAACGGATCGATGAGATTCGCAAACTGGTTGAGGCCGGTATTCTGCGCGCCGTCAGCGTTGGTTTTATGCCGATCGCTAGCCATCCGATATCGAAAACAGTACCTGGCAAGTATTATGAACGTTGTCGGTTGCTGGAAACTTCGCTGGTTAGCGTTCCTGCTAATCCGAATGCGTTAGCTATTGCTAAGAGTTTGAAGATTTCCCCCGATACGGTTGCTTTCGTCTTTGCCGAGCACGGCAAGAAAGACGTAATCAAACGTACTGGAGCCACTGGCAAGCACGCCGCAATGTCACGCAAAGGAAAGGGTCACATTCCCATGTCCCTCACTCAACGAATTTCTGATTTGCAGGAGCAGATCAGTACTCGGGTCGAGGCACTCGAAGAGCACCTCGGCAAGATTGATGATTCCAATGTCAGCGATGCTGACATGGAAAAGACTACGCTTCTTAACGAGCAACTTAAGCAGTTGCGTAAGCAGCATACGGTGTTAACTGAGTCGGAAAAGCAACTCGGCGCTACTTCGGACGATACGCCGCATCGGGCGCTGGTACCAACCGGCAAATCAGCATCGTTACCGCCGATCAATGGCAGCACGCCGATCATTGGTCGCAAAAAGGATATCGAGCCGCTTGAGTATCTGGTACGCGCGGGGCTCTGCGTTTACGGGGCGCGCGCGAATGGCGTTCTTCCTGATAACATTCGCGAACGCATCTATGGCGACGATGCAGCAACTAAAGCGGTCCTCGAATGGACGACGCGTGCCGCTTCGGCACCGGCAATGACGACGGTTGCTGGTTGGGCGCAAGAACTTGTTCATCAGATTTATGCCGATTTGATGGCACTGCTGATGCCGAAGAGCGTGTTCCCGCGTCTTTCGGCAAAAGGTCTTTCGCTCAACTTCGGTACTGCCGGCAAGATCGTGCTGCCGAACCGTGTTCGTACTCCGACGATCGCTGGATCGTTCGTAGGCGAGGGCGCGGCAATTCCGGTTCGTCAAGGTGCCTTTACTTCGCAAACATACACACCAAAGAAGATGGCCGTCATTACCGTGTGGACACGTGAAATGA